TTAATAAGGAAATATTGCCACATGTTAGCATAGATGCACGTTGAGGTTCGACCAACGTTCACGTTATGATACCCCGTCAGTAATACGGCTGGCGGGCAGATGGCAGGAATAACGACTAAAACAAATATTCATCATGGAAGAAAAGATATATAACTTGCAGAAAGAGAACAAGCTCCTCAAACTTCAATTATTGCACTTATCCGAAGATATTGAACTGATGTACGAAAGGATGGAAAAACTTGAAAGGAAGCTCAAAGAGAAGCGGGTAAAGAACCCCTACATGAAAATCGTGTCACCCGAAAGGTAGTATTCATTGCAAATATAATGTAAGCCGGATAACTATATCAATTTTCTAACCTTTTACTTGATTATTTAGAAAATACACCATATATTTGCAGTATTGATATAACAAGCCAAAGAGCTGATTAACGGATATGCCGTTGATTGGCTCTTTTTGTTTTTACAACACAAACTCAAAATAACACATGGCAAAGCCTTACAGTATCTATTTTCAGAAAAGTAAGCTGGGGAGTCCTGTTATTGACACCAAATCCCAATGGGGGATTGTGTGCAAGGACTTCCCTTTTACTGTATATGGAGATATTAAGGATTTGCCCAAAAGGGACTGGATAGACAAAGACGGAGAAGACACCTTTTTCCCCGAAGAACTCTACGTGCAAGCCTATGATATAGAAGTAGAGTTCGCCTATAAAGGTGATATGGGAACAGCCAATGAAAAGATTGTCGCCTTCCTGGACTATCTGATAGGAAAAGACGGTTACGGAACAGAGTTAAAGGTTTATGACACCTATACCCAAATAGGCAGGCAGGGGGTTTATTTTAAATCTATAAAACCCGACCTTTTTGTCCGCAAGACGGATGAGGGAGATGTCGTAACTTTCAACATTACATTTCGGGTAACCGACCCTAAAACACAAATTATTCTTACGGCATAATGGGACGGTTTATAATATACAGCAAAGACGGGCAGACGCAACGATGTGTCGCTAACAAGTTAGAGTATAACGGGGAGTTCATGGGAGCTTGTTCCGTTAACATTACCGTTACGTCCCCCACTCCGATTGATTTTACAGTCGGGGACTATCTGATATATCGCGGAGAAAGATTTGAAATAAACTACGACCCTACTGAATTGAAGCAAGCCTCCAAAAATACATACGGAGAGGCTTTCAAATATGAGAACGTAGTTTTCAACTCTCTTGCAGATGAACTGACAAGATGCGAATTCCTGGACTATGTAAAAGAGGATAACTTAATTCACTACTCTTCCCTACCTACATTCAGTTTTTACGCTGAAAGCATAAATGCTCTCGCAGAAAGAATACAGGTGAACCTTGACCGTATCTATAAAGGAGAGCAAAAATGGACGGTTACGGTGCATCCCGAATATGTTAATGAGGCTAACAAATCCATATCAATAAGCAGTATAAACGTTTGGGACGCACTCGCTTTGGTAAATAGCGAGTTTAAGGCAAATTTTATCATAAGAGGACGAACGATAACAATAGGCACTGCCGGAATTGCAGTAGGAAACATGTTCGGGTATGGAAAGGGCAAAGGGCTGTACTCCATACAAAAAACCGCGGATTCGTCACAGAAGATAATTACCCGCCTAAGAGCATATGGTGGTACCAAAAACTTGCCGTACAACTATTATACAACATATGGAAGTCCTATTGTCGAAGCTCCCATCGAGGATGTATCTTACGGATATGACCCTAATACACATTTGATAGACGGCGCTGTTGTGACTCTTCCTTTTTATATGAAATTCCTATCCGACACAGCATTGTATGACGTGACAATCAATGGGCATTCTTATAAAATAAGAAGAGGTAGCTTTCTTGGGAAATGCTACGTTTTGTTGAATAGTGAAGCCGACAAGGACAACGTCCGCATAGGCGCAAAGATGCGGATAGAAAAAGGTATTGAGACGGACAATGTTCCAAGAAAGTACAAAAGACCTTCTGGAGCATTAGTTCCCAATAATATGGCTGTTAAAAACTTGATGCTTCCTGATTTTCCGGAAAAGACACTTGACCCATACCTTGATAGTAAAAACATAGATATTATCGGAGTTCGGGAAGGTTCGGTTTTCTTTGACGGGAGCGATACTTCTTTGCCGGAAATATATCCGTCTATGGAAGGAATGACAGCACAGCAGTTGAAAGACGCGGGAATAATCGTAAATGCTACCGGAGCGTTGGATGAAATCGCTTCCGATTCTGTGAATAAGGATAATACGCCAATTGCGGATGATGGCTACTTTGAAGAGGGGGAAACCATCCCACCGTTCAAAATATATCTCAAAGACATTGGATTTGACATAAACGATTACTTTACCGATGAAACTCCCACCATATCCATGAAAGGCGGAATGTGTGGTGGACGTGAATTTGAAATACTTAGAGATGCAGACAAGCCCGTAAAACAAGGTGACATGTGGGTCTTGACATGCAACAGAATCTATGATGAAGGTTTGAATCTTTATTTCCCATATAAGGATTTTACTATCAAAGCCGGAGATAAATTTGTGCTTTTGGGCATTGATATGCCGGATGTGTATATAAAAGCCGCTTCCCAAAGATTGCTAACAGCTTCCAAAGAATATCTTGCAAAAAATGATTATGTAAGATATACTTACGAGCCTAAAGTAGACGAAATATTTATGGCGCGTCACCCGGAACTGCATGACAGTATAAAGGAAGGTGATTTAATGTTATTCGAGGATGAAGACTTAAACATCAACGGGAGCATCATTATTGACAGCCTTACAATAAAGGAAGGAGACGCTCTCATTCCAACGTATGATATTACCCTTCGCAATGACAAAGCGGTAGGAACTTTAGAAAAGATACAGAATCAGATAGATTCAATAGTAGGCGGGCAAGGCGGTGGAGGATTAACTACCCAACAAGTGGAATCAATCATTAAAGCCTTTGGAGAAAAGCTGTTTTTGAATAAAACCAAACCTGACCAAACCAGCTATTTAATAAAGTTCTTAGGCGGATTGTTCTCAGACTACATCCAGTCCATGAACTTTTCTTCCGGTGCACTCGGTGAAGGCTTTGTTATTAAAGTAGACAGCAAGACGGGTAAATCCTACATTGAAGTGGACGAACTCTTTGTGCGTATCAAAGCGATGTTCTCCGAACTGGAGATAAAGAAACTCTCTTATGCAGGCGGGAACTACATGTTCACCGCTGCCGGAATGAAATGCGGAAAGGTTGAGGAACACGAGGATTTTTGGCGGTGCTATCTGCTGGTTGATGATGGGGAGACGGCTATCGAGAACCCGTTCAAGGAAGGTGACCAGATACGTTTTCAAGACTTCAATATCAAGCCGGGTATCTACGAGAATGTATCCAACCGTTATTATTGGCGCTTATGTGTAGGTGTTGGTGAGGATTATATAGACCTCAGCAAAACAGACTGTGACGCCAACAGTGGCACACCGCAGGAAGGCGACAGTCTTGTACAGCTCGGTAACCGCACAGACAAGAAGCGTCAGAACGCAATCACCTTGTCTGTGTATGGCGATGATGCACCGAGTATCCACCAGTATGCAGGGATAAATTCTTATTCTTTAGCAGGTAAGGAAGTGACGGTTATCAGTCCGCAAGGCAACAAGTTCATGGGAGACTTTATCTTGAAAACGGGAATAAACATTATGACCCAGTTCAAGATATTGGAAGATTTGATTTACTCTGAAATCTCCAAAGTGCTTGACGAGGTGCAGGCAAAGGATAATTATCTGTACAATGCGGCATTTGCATCCAATACGAACGGTTGGGAGACAAAGAACGATGTTCGCTTCTTTACTGTGAACGGAAAGTTCTTATTGGTTAACGACAAGTTCTATTCCCGTAAGGATGCTATGGCTGCCATTATTAGAGACGGAGATAGAAACGTGCTTCGTATCCTTTCTTCCGGAATTAAACAGTCAAATGCGGATTTAGCCAATAAACCGACCTATGAGGAAGGGGAAGAACCGAAGAAGTTCTTTATCTCTTTCCGGTACAGGGTAGCTACAGCCGGAACGCTGACAATAGGATTTCCCGGTCAGAACCTGCATTTCACCGAACGTCTTGAACCGAGTGAGGAATATGCAATGAAGGAGTATTCCGGCACATGGGACGGAACGGGCGATTTTGAGTTGAAGTTTACGGGGGATATATACATACATTCGCTGGCATTGACCGATAATGCCTACGAGGATATGATAACAAAGTTTGAAACCCAGCTAAGCCAAACTAATGAAAAGATTGAAGCTGTGGCAAAAAGAACATCCAATCTTGAAAGCAAAAGCGCGGGATGGTTAACCACTGCGGATGGTGTCAAGATTTGGGCTGCTGCGGAGTTTGAAAATGGAGTAAAAGCTTCGTCCTTGTTTAATGTGTCGGCGGAAAGTATAACGTTAAAGTCGCAACATATTAAGTTGGAAGGTATAATTACCGCCAATGGAAATATCAAGATACACGAAGATGGCTCTATCGAATGTCATAATGGCTCTTTTACGGGAGATATAACAGCAGATAGCGGGTATATCGGTGCATTCAAAATAACCGACAGAGGACTTGAAAACGAAAAGGAAAATCCGACTGCGACATTGAGGATAGGCAAGAATGGTGGAAAATTTTTTGAAGTGAATGTCTCTTCCGGGGCAATGTGCGGTATTCGTGGAGATGGGATTACGGCACTTAGTCTGAGTGCCTACGGTGACCATTCAATCGGTGTAAGAGTAATGGCTCAGGCTGGATATGATACTTGTGCAATAGAAGCATTGGGCAATGTAGAATTAAATGCCAGGAGCGGTGAATCGGTAAGAATAAACAGATTGCAGGCTTCCGGATTTGCTGCGGGCGTCCGCAATTTAGGCGGCAGTATAATTTCTGCCCCACCGAGCTATACAGTCAGTGATACCGATGATATTATCATATATGGAGGACCGGATATAGGCTTTGACCCTACCCTGTTTCTTCCAAGTTCGGCTGTTACGGGCCGGATTGTATATTTGAAGAACCAGTTGAACCGCAATGTTTCAGTGAAAGGACCTCTGATGAATGCCAATAACAGAGGCACAACCACCGCTACTTCCATCAATCAAATATCCTGCTTTTTCGTTTTTGACGGCAGTTATTGGGTTCATTTTTACTGTGGATAATACTAAATAATTATAGCTCATGAAAAAGATAAATTTTAAACAATTACTGATTGCTACGGACATTACCCGTAAGCATTGTGAAAATATAGATTGTAGAGAGAATTTTGCGAATGTATTATACCGGAACGGTAACGGTATCGCATCGCATGCACTCGCTTTGAAGATATACAACTCCAATGAAGAGACAGAGTATAGTGATGAAGAAGTATCCCTGATACAAGAGCATGCAAATACTTTTTGCAAACCTTTCTTCATTGACGCGCTCAATCGTGCTATCAACAATCAACCGGAAGAAGTAACCGATAAACAGGAATAATTATGGCTTGGACAGAACAGGATTATCAAGAAATAGTTGCCCGCCTTAAAACAGAGTCGCAAGGTGTTGGTGACGTCCCTAATGCAGAAACGCTTACTGGCATAAGTTCTCTGCCCGCATATCAAGAGAAAGACGGCGAGGACATTATTGTACGTGCCCCACTTGAATTGTTAGCTGCTCCCGCTTTGGATGCCGCTGATAAGGCAAATGCAGCCGCTACTAAAGCAGAAGAGAACGCCACAGCAGCACAGACAGCCGCAAATTCCGCCAATGAGAAAGCAGGACTGGCGGCACAAGCTGCATCCGATGCCAACGCAGCTAAAGAAGGAGCAGAAGCGGCTACCCAATCCGCAAACAACGCTGCATCCAATGCCGAAGAGAAAGCCACCGCCGCTAATACAGCCGCCCAAGATGCCGAAAAGGTTGCCAACAATCCGACATACATCGGCAAAGACCACTATGTCTATGTGTATAACAAGGATACGGAAAGTTTCGACAAGACGGATATTTATTGCAAAGGCGAACCGGGAAGCTCTTTCCGTGTGGCTGGTGAATACGATACCCTTGAAGCCTTGAAATCTGCCGTTCCCGACGGTTCGGCAGTTGACGGGTTCATGGCTGTAGGTACGGAAGCCCCTTATGATTACTACGCATGGGTGAACGGTGAATGGGTAAGTCAGGGGAAGATAGCGGGAGGAAATGTTATTGTTCTGCCGAGAGAAATACTTGACTTGACAGGTAGTTCCTCCTCGGAAGAGATATTTGCTACATTTGGCGGTATAGATAAATACAAGGATTTGCTTGAAAAATTGAGCGCAAATAATTACTTGGTGCAGATTGGAGAACCGTCATTAGGCTCACTAAGACATATCTATACTCTTGTAGAATATTCTGTCAAATTCGCTTCAAACAAACAATCGGGAGCGTTATCTTTAAATATCTACAACGAAGACCGGCAGTTAAGAAGATTACATTTCTATTTGGAGGATAACGGCACTACAGCCCGTTGTGGGGAGGCAAGTACTTTCCAACTCGTCAAAGACTCCGACGTCCTCACCAAGACCAACACTTCATCATTCACCCCTACGGGCGATTACCAGCCTGCAACGAAGAAGTATGTGGACGATAATGTTACATTGTATTTTAAAATAAATAACGATAAATTTTTAAGCTATCTTAGAACGCCTGCATATTATAAAGATGGTGATGCCGAAACTGCTATAACTTATGTATTTAATACAATAGATAATTTTAAGAATTTTGTAAATAATGCTTTAGATTATGGATATGCATTAGTGTTTATAAATAGAACAACTAATGAAAAAATGTATATTAGAGACTATCATGTATATCATTCTTCTAATGGAAATTATGAATTATCTTTCATATTTATTTATTCAGCAAATACTGATAGTGATGCTTTTGAATTAGTAACAACAAGAGTATTTATGAGTTATAACGCATCAAATGGATATAAGTTTATAGTTAATAATTTAGTTCAATCCGACAACCTCACCACCCTCACCAAGAAAACCGCTGCCGAATACGATACTATTGGCTCTAAGGATGCCAATACAGCATATTGTGTAACCAATTAAAGGATAATGATTATGTTAAAAATAGGAGAATTGACCTCAGGGCTATTTGCTGGAGATAAGCTGATTGCGGGCAAAGAATTTGATATTAAACAACTTGTTGATAACATTACTATTGCTAATGATTTTGTAGATATTTCTGATGGTTCGAGTGTAAGAAGAATTTTAATTGTTAATCTTAGTGATAGTTCCGAGACAGTTTTGTATTGCGATGAAGTACAAACTAAAATACCTGCACAACATATTGAATGGTATTCTTATGATATAAACAACCAAAGTTTTGCTTACTATAACGAAGGTAATACAGATTTAAGGTGTTTACTTCAATATGTAGAAAACGAGCCAATTGTTGTTACCTCTTATGTTGATACGATATGTAGTAATGGAGATAGCATGTTTGATGTTTATGATAGTACAGTCCCAATAACTGCTAATGTAGTTTGCATTGTAATGAATGCGTGAAACAATAATATTAATAAAATAACAAAGTGTTGACTTTTTTGATTATGAGAGTAAAAGTATTTTACGAAAACTGGTTTGCCAAACTTATCCTCTTTGGCAGCTACACAACTATAATGCTCTTCGGCTTCATCCTTACGAAGCTGAAGGAGTTGTCCGAAACAACCATACGCCATGAACGGACACATCAGAAACAGTTCTTCGAGTGTATGGAGATAGCGGCTATCCCGTCTGTATTGCTGGCGTTCCATGTCAGTGCATGCTGGTTGTTACTTATCCCGATATTCTACTACATTTTGTATCTGACAGAATGGTTTGTGAGCTTCGTGTATCACTTGTTCACAGACAACAAGATTGGGGACGGAGAGGTCAATAAAAACGCTTACCGTGCGAGCGCATTTGAAATGGAAGCCAAACTTAACCAGGATAATCCGAACTATCTGAAAGAACGTAAATGGGGTGCGTGGTTCCGCTATTATGGCAAGATGTGAAAATCCCGTCCTACTCTCACGAGCAAAACGGAATGACAGTAGTTAGCTTATTGATAAGAGACACAAAGATATGAATAATTGACAAATAACGATAAGATGAGTACAGAAGTTGTAAACGCAGCCCTTCAAACAAGTAAGGGGATTAGTGATTTCGGAATGATGGCTGTTGCCGCAGGTTTCTTTTTGGTTATATGCGGTGTAATGTGGTTCTTTATATTCAAATGGTTCAAACATTTGGTGGATAATGTGATAACCAGGCAGGAAAAGGTGATAAATGATTTGCTCGTGGAAACCAAAGCACAAAATGAGGTTCTATCTGATATTAACGAGGGATTGAAGCCTATTTCTCAAATGCAGATAAATTCGGTTTGCAACAACTTCTTTGACCTTGATTGTGAAAGACTGTGCCGGTTGGTCCGCAATGTGCGCGATGAGAATAATATTGATGATAAGCAGAAGACAAGAAGAAAGATAGAAACGCGTTGTAATGCCATAATCAAGAAGCGGAGTATTGAACTCGACAACTTTATTCATCGCGGGAAAAGGCTCAGTGAGTTTATGTCTACGGATTGGGTCAAAAAGTTTTCAGATATAATAGAGTCGGAAATTTATAATCCTATCGGCGCCAATAATGCACGTGCCTATGCCAATATCAAAACAGCTATAGATGAGGTTAAGGTTGAATTTTTTAATAACATGAATAAATAAGGAGTAACAAAATGAAAAAGAAACTGATTATCGCAGCGATTGTTATCGCTATCATCGTGGGAGTTATGCTTTACATGCACTACACACCGTTTTGGGTGAACCTGACTACTGTTGTATCATTCGGTGTCGGTGTTGTTGCCGGATGGGTGGCTCGTTTAGTTTATGACAAATATTTCAAGGAGGACGCGCAGAATGAAAGTATTGATTGACAACGGGCACGGAAGTAACACTTCGGGCAAGTGTTCACCGGACGGAAGATTGAAAGAGTATGCGTATACCCGTGAGATTGCCATACGATTGGAAGCGGAGCTGCGAAAGAAAGGCATTGACGCAGAACGTATCGTCAAAGAGGAAATAGACGTTCCCCTATCGGAGCGTTGCCGTAGGGCGAACGAATACAAGGCAAGTGACACAATCCTCGTATCTATCCACTGTAATGCAGCGGGAAGCGGCTCTGAATGGATGCAGGCACGTGGTTGGGAAGCGTGGACTTCGGCAGGTCAGACGAAAGCCGATAAATTAGCTGACAGCTTATATGCGGCAGCCGAACGACTTTTGCCGGGTATGAAGATACGCAAGGATATGACGGATGGCGACCCTGATAAGGAAAGCGGGTTCTACATCTTGAAGCACACGAAGTGCCCGGCAGTCCTTACAGAGAACCTATTTCAAGACAATAAGGAAGATGTTGGCTTCTTATTATCGGAAGAGGGCAAACGGGCAATAGTGGACTTGCATGTGCAGGGAATTGTGAACTATTTGAATAACTCTAAAAAGTAAACATCATGGCAGCAGAAGTTTTATCATTTCAACAAGAAGAAGGTAAAACAGCGTATTACGCAACGTTTGTCAGTGACGGTAATCCCGTTACCATACAGATAAAGAACAAGGGCGGAATGGTGACTGTATTTGCCAATATCGAGGGCATGAAGCCCGTGACATTGTATCCTAACGTGCGTGACAACAACGATGCCTCCGACTCTATTTTCCGCATCGCAGGGATAGCGAATGGCATAAACGTCACAATCGAGAGTGTTACCGAAGTATTGGAAGCCAAAATGATTAAAGAGGGATAGCCTATGAACTCAATCACTATCCCCAACATCAGCATCCCGACAATCGGTATTCCTACTATCGGTATACCGTCTGTCGGTTTCCCTTCCGCTTCGGGCGGTGGCGGTCTTTCATGGCCCGCTGGTATGAAAGAGCACATCAAGGCTTGGTATGACCCGAAGAAGCAGGGTATGACTAACTATGATGTTATTGAAGCATACACGGAAGATTTTACAACATGGACGGTTAATAAAGAAGGAGTTATTGCTAATGTCACAAGCAAATCTATTACAATCACCAATGTTTTAAATTCAAATCCGCTAATTTATGCTTATGATACATTTAGCGTGCGTCTCAGAATAGACGGATTAAAAAATGGTCAAGGTATATTCTTTGGAGACAATAAAGAATATACAATTAGTGAAAATGGTATATACGACATTGATACGACAGAAAATATAAGAACTAACTTTATCGGTGAATGTAATATCACCATCACCCAGTTACCCACTTCTATTCTAAAAGACTTTAGCGGTAACGGCAACCACGCCTATTTGTATGGTGGTAAGGGTAAGCTGAATAGCGGGATGGGAGTGTATCAAACTGATTTTACGACATGGAGTAAAACAAATTTTGATGTTCATCCTGAATATATTATAGCAACTAATGGAAATAATAACCTAACATTATATGGAGTTAAAATTAATTCTATCAATGTAGAAATTAAAGGCTATAATGATAAAGTTAATTTTTTAAGATTGGGATATAATAATAACGATGGTGTTTATAAAGAACTTCATATATCTAACGATGGAATATATACAATTCCAGGCTATTCACTTGGGCAAGAAGGAAGACTTTGTTCTATTTCTCTATCTTTAAAAGAAGATACCAAAATCACCATCACCCAAATCCCCGACTACCCCGACCAGCTTTGCTACGACGGCAAGATGTACGCTGTTGCTTATGATATGCCTATATTAACGGATTACACGGTGATGGCGGAGAGGACGTGGTTTGAGAAAGAAGAATACAGTGCTTTTATATCCAACTCATTAGGCGGTATGGAAGACCCCGATAATGGTGCTTTTAGCGTAGAGATAAAATCTTTAAATAGTTTTACAACAATTAGTTTTGGAAGTATAACAAGTATTGGTATACCGGAAAAAGGGATAACTTATCAAACAAAGCAGTCTTATAACGGTAATTCTATCAATGTTGGAACAAAAGAAAGCAATGACATTCTTATTTTAGGGGGTAGATATTTTTATAAAAACGATAATGCCGTTGGAAATACTTGGACTGGCTGTCACGGCGCCATCATAGTCGCCGACCGCAGCTTCACCGAAGAAGAGATAAACTGGCTAAAACAAAACTGGGATAAGATATGAAAAATAACATCTTAGGTGCGGTGGTCTATCTATCCACCGCCATAGTATTCGGTGGCAGCACTGCACTACTGATGCTCTTTATCAAGGAGAACAGCGACCGTTGCCACTACTATAACGGCAAATGGAACAAAGCAGACTTGCTGTATGGAGTTGCCGCAATATGTGCAGGCATGGTTGTAAATCATTATTTGTTGAGGTTATGAAAAAACTACCCTGGCTATTGGTTGTATTGCTGGCAATCGCTTGTGTGGCGGCGTGGTTCCGTCCGCACGAGCCTTTGCCGGCAGAAATACGTACCGAGACGAAGATACAGACGGTTGTCGAGCTTGACACGGTTCTTATCTCCGCACCGATAGCGGTCTTTTGGCAGATATTGCCGAATGATACAGTGCGTATAGGCGATACCTTGCTTCACCGCAAACGGGTTGTGTATGAAGATAGCTTGTATCGTGCGGTGGTGAGCGGATATGTAGCCCCACGGCTGGATAGTATGCAGGTCTTTCCTAAGACGGTTTATCAGACGGTAACGAATGACATCTATCATCCGGTTCCCATCAAACCGAAGAAGAAGCGTTGGGGATTAGGGTTGCAGGCTGGATATGGGTATCCGGGCGGCATGTACGTAGGCGCAGGAATAAGTTATAATCTATTTGTATGGTAAGAAAGAAATTAACGATGTAGAAGTTGGCTTGTAGCTGACACTCTTTCGGGGCTTAGAGTATAAAGAAAGCCCCCAACGTTCAAATAATTATTGCCACATAAAAATTTGAAAAAAGCATAAGACACCGCACGTTGGAGGCTTTAATATCTTCAACACGGTATCTTATGCTTTGTTCGTATATAATCAAATATTTTATGTGGCAGGGCAAAGATAAATATAAAATTCAGAAAAACTATGTGTAAGTCAGAAATCTTTGCCGAAACAATTAATCTCGTGGCGCAGGAGACCGAAATACCCGCCAGCCGAATACTATCTTCGGATAAGGATACGGAAACCGTAGACGCCCGCTATTTGCTTGTACAGTTGCTTGTCGAAAGGGGAATGTATCCTTCACAGATAGCTCCTAAAATTCACAAGACCAAACGCGCGATAAACTACATGATTTCCAATTTCCAAGAACGCATGGAAGGCGGGAAAATGTTGAGAATATATTGGGAAAACATTAGGAAAGCGTTGGGAAACAACTGATTTCATGGCAGATTGCGTATTTATACTTTTGTGATGCGGTTGATTTTGACCGTAATACAAAATATAAATCTCTATGGAAAGAACGTATGTCTTCAACCAAGACGGGAACAACGGAAATGGTGGCGGAAGCAAATTTGACATCATGGCTATGTTGCCCAACTTGATGGGAAGCAAGGGTGTAGACCCCGGACTTCTCGCTTTACTGAACCAGGGACGTGGCAGCCAAGACCAATGGGGCGGCTCGTGGTGGTTCATCTGGATTATCCTTTTGTGGTTCTGTTGGGGCGGCAACGGCTTCGGCAACCGCTTTGGCAATGGTGGAGGTCTGCCTGCCGAGCTTAACGGTGATGTCGGTCGTGAATACCTGATGTCAGCCATTCAGGGCAATGGCAATGCCATCAACCAGCTTGCTTCTTCTTTGAACTGCTCTACCCAACAGTTACAGAGCGCCCTGTGCAACATCCAGGGACTTATCGCCAATGTAGGAAATCAGGTGGGCATGTCAAGCCAGCAAATCATCAACGCATTCCAGTCCGGAAATCAGGCTGTTCTTACTCAGATTGCAGATTGTTGCTGCAAGACTCAGAACGCCATTACCACAATGGGCTATGAGAACCAGCTTGCGATGTGCAATCAGACCAACGCGCTTGTCAACACAGCCAATCAGAATGCACTTTCATTGCGTGACGGTGCGACCGCCAATACCAATGCTATCCTTGCAAAGTTGGACGCTATGCAGAACCAAGCATTGCAGGACAAGATTGCGGCTCTTACAGCAGAAAAAGCCACTTTGACCGCTGAAATCTCCCAACGTAACCAGAATGCTACTATCCTGAATTCAGTAGGACAACAGATTGCTCCTTTGGCAGCAGGCTTGCAGGCATTGCAGTCCGATGTCGATGGAATAAAATGCAAGATGCCACCTACGGTAGCAGTGCCATACCCGCAATTGCAAGCATTTAACCCTGAGATAGCTCGTGCTGCGGCTTTCGGTGCTTACGCCGGTGATGCAATGTATGGGCGTAGCGGTTGTGGTTGTAACAACTACTGGGGTTAATTCCGGTAAGAAAGGGGGTAATTATGTGGCCTAACTTTTTTACAGGATTTCCTTTCTTGTTCCCTACTATTGGAAGGGCTAATTTCAATACCCTTCCTACGGTAGCCGTAACGGTCGGCACGGAGAACGTGACTTTAGAGCTGCCTAACCATGCGTTCCGTAACAGAAGCTATGTAGGCGGTTTCTATGTCAGTCTCCGCCAGGCGATACCTGCCGGTACGACTGCTACACTCCCGATACTGATAGGGACTAATGGGGATACAAGACCGTTGCTGGCTTACAACAATGAGCCGGTGACTGTCGGCAACCTTGCCGGAACGGGTATCTACGAAATCCACTATAACAAGTACACCAACGAACTGTTCCTTGTTAACGGTGGGTATCGTCCGACAACCGCATCGACACCGACTCCGACAGCAGAAGCAACCGCTCAAAAGAGCAAGTAGTTAACATGGGGCTTTGTGGTTATTTCCAAAATGGGAATAGCCACACCCCTTTAAAATCAAACCAATATGTTTCAATCACTTCGTACCAATAACCAGTTGTATATACTTCATAAGGATGCTAACCCGTTTATCGAATACGGTCCGGTAGTCAGCGTTTCCGCTCCTAAGCCGAAATATCCTATGGCATCCCCTATGGGACAGTTGCCCCAAATGGAAATGGTTGTGGATGTCGTTGTCTGTATCAACGGGCAGAACACGACTTTCCAAAATCTACCTGCCGGCATGGATATAGCCGACTTCGGACAGAACGGCAATATCGTAGTGTCATGCTCTCGTGATGCGATGAATAACGAGGTCGCTTCTATGAAACAGAAAAGCATAGACATCATCAATAGCATGGACTTCCACAATTCCGTCATTGCGGGATGTGACAAGATGCTGACGCTCTTGAACCCCGAATTTGCAGAGAAACAACGTCAGGAACAGGAAATATCCTCTCTGAAAGGGCAAATGGCAGAAATGAGCAAAAATATGTCCGACCTTATGGATTTGAACAAACGGCTTATGGAACAGCTCGGAGTTGCTGAAACATCTAAAACAAAGAAATAATATGGGAATGTGGGAAATATTGGAAGAAGGACGCGGAGAATATGACCGTGACTTCGGTATGAGAGGCGGTAATCCTATGGAAGAAGCCTATAGAGAGGGTTGTCGTCATGGTTACGAGAAAGCCATGCGTGAGATGCAGGGCGGTGAAATGGGCTATCGTAACAGCGGTGGTTCACGCGGTGGAAGCTATAGCGGCGGCTCGGATATGGGAGAACGTCGTATGCCGGGTTACTTCCCGGAATATCCGGTTTACAACGAACGCCGCGATTCACAGCCTTACGGTGATGATATGGGCGAACGCAGACGCAGACGCGCCAACGGAGAGTTCATGTAATGGAGAGGGGATTATTCCCCTCTTTTGCCAATCACTTAAAATCAGGAAAATATGAAACAAAGATTAGATACATACGACAGAATACCGCCTGCAATGGCCGACTATCTCAGCCAGTACGGATGGCATTTTAGCAAGAAGATGTGCCTATGGGCTGTTTCCCGCATGAAGATGGAAAACAAATCTACGGGTAAGGAAGAAAAGCTAGAGCCAATCAGCAAAGAACAGGTAGAGGAACTTCTTAAAAAGTACAGTATAAACCTGGAGAAGGATGCAGGGTACGACAGCGTTTACGTGGCAAACATGGCGAAGTCGGATTACTACAAAAGTTCTATCACTGACGAAGCACATCTCGCATTGTTCATTAAGGATTACATAGATGATGTGGACGCTTACAATGGAATGCCTTTCACTCGGTTCTATGCCGACTGCATAGGCTCCGGCAACCCTATCATGTGGGAACAGATGATGTAGCCTATGATAATACAGGAATTTTACATACCGGATTATGATTGGGAAGTGCGTGTATATTATGCGGTGGACTGCTATTATACCGACCGCATCATCGCCGACCTTCAGCGGGTGGGATGCAGGGGGATGGATTTGGTGAATGCCTATAAGAACATGCGCTCCTGCAATCTGAATACGGGTATCACTTACTCCAATATCCGAAACAGGCAAACCGTAATGGTTATAGCCCTTACTTCTTCTCCGGCAGAGTTTCAGAACTCTTTCGACCACGAAAAGGGGCATCTATGCCGGCATATCTCACGGGCGTTCGGCATCGACCCATACGGGGAAGAGGCGCAGTACCTTAGCGGATATGTGGGACAGAAGATGTTCCCGGTAGCGAAGAAATTTTTGTGTGAACATTGCAGACGTAGCTTATGTGGAAAATAGTACAAGCCATTTTATCAGGCAAATCACGGGAAGAAGTATATAACATGCTTTCTCCCGAACAGAAAGAGACGCTGAACAGCCTTGCCGCGGCAAATGGTATAAACCGCCAACAACGTAGAAAACTTGAACGTGATGCGAAAAAGGGATTACATAGATGAACTGCTTGAATTGGCGGACAATGTCCTTTACATGGACTATTGCCGCCTTTTCCAGGTTATCCAATGGAACGTTTAGAACGCTTTGAACGGGTTCTCCATTGGGTTATACCGCTTGCTGTTTTGGTGAGGGTATTAGCTTGGTGTCTCTAATTCTTTTACTTTTTGTAGGGCACAGCACAATACATATATGGTGCTCATGTTCGATTTGACAAAATCTGTATTCCCGTCATCTACGTATTGCACATAATCAAAAGCCAGTTCAATAATCTCTTCCCGTAATTCTTCGGGAGATATGCAGTCTTTGAATAATTCGTCTATTGCGCTAAGGTCGTATTTCTTCTTAGCGGGTGTTGTATTTCTTTCCATGATGAATATTTGTTTAGTCTTTTATTTAAAATGCAATTCGTTGTAAATCAAGTGAACTAAAATTTTTTATTTCACTCAAACGAATTGAATAAGGTTTGCTCACCTCGTTTATAAGGTGAGCAAGAATTAGTTTTAAGGTTATGCTACATTCATTAATGACAGCAATTCATTCGATGTTTTTAAGAACCATATAGGAGAAGGGAATGAAGCGTCTTTGTGTTGGTGCATTTTCCCATATTTCTCACCTTTCTTTGTGATAATCCATTGAGGAACGTCTTTCCCTTTGCTTTTGCTATGTCTTGTCACTTGTTCTATCAATCCGGCTTCAAGCAATCTTCTGTTTCCCTCTTGTCCACTCATACGCTTCCCTTTTTTATTCATAATTCCTTTCTGTTTGAGAAGCTCTGATATTGGTAGTGCCGCTTCCTCATCAACAAATTCGGGCAATGGCAATCCAAGAGGGTCAGCTATTTTTTGAAGCATACCTAAAGTGGAATGATTATCAAGATTAAGAAGCTTCTTAGTTTCCTTTACCCATGTAATTTGGTCTTTCAGCACTAACGATTGCTGGGGCTTCTTCTTGTCTTCAATAGTTTTATGAACGGCGTGATGGAATACTTCCCTGTACACCTCAAAAACGGCTCTTACTTTTCTTGCAATGAAGAACTCCATACAGGAAACGGTAAGTTTATAATCAATTTTATTACTACCTCCCCAACTTACTTCATCTTGCTTGCCATTTTGGGCAAGCGTCTTGTAATCAACCCCCTCAATAAACTGTTCATTTGAAGTCAATGCCCTAACAGCCTTTCCTTTTTCAGAATAGACTAAGGGCCAAACTTCATCGAGATTTACGGGAAACTCGTCATCAGATTGTGACAACTTTAACACTGCGTTGAAATACGCTTTGATTTCGCTTTCGCTACTCTCCTTTGATAAAATAATCTTTTTAGCCATAGTTATAACGAATTTATTGGCATTATAGAACAGAAAAACGGCTGTTCACTTCCCGTTCGTTACACTCCTTGATAGGCAGTTGCTACGCCATTAAGCAATAGCACGGGGTTAAACAGCCGTTGTATTATATATACAGCGTACTTACAAGCATAAAAAATGCCTGCTAATAGCAGACAACCGTCTGCCTATCATAAAGTGTAACGCTGCAAATATACCTCTAATTTCTATAACGCCAAATAAAAAACTTAATATTTTACTTTTCTGCCCCATATCATCGCGTTATACAGCGAAGTAGCATACATCTTAACCTCTTCCTTGCTCTCAAGGAAATCAACCTTAGAGGCTGCTATCATAGCCTCTGTATAAATCTCTTTGTTTAAAATATTATTCTCTTTCATGTTATCTGCATTTAACTTTTGTAAGTCCATACTTAGCCAACCTTAGATATATCGTCCTTATGCTTACATTCAGCATCTCTGCCATTCTGCGGGGCGGTATCTTTTCTTCCTTGTACAACTTGGTAATGTTTTCTTCCGAAAGCGGGTCGACAAAAGGTTTCTTCGGCTCTGCTATCCCCATCCGTTTACGTGCTTTCGCTGCATATGCTTCATTTTGTTTGTCTTTTGTGACGTAAATAACGGTGGTCTTGTTAAGGCGTAGAGGAACAGCCTTCTTTCCACTTCCTTGTGTTGTTCGGTAAGGCTTTCTACATCCCCGTTGACCGTAGTGTCAATCTTCTTGTATTTGTCCGGGATGCGGGAATGTCTGTCTCTGATTATTCTGTCTGCTCTTCTCATGACTTCTCTTCATTGTCTGAAAACACTAAATTTTGTACTTCTTCTTCCCATATATCTCCCTCATTTCCTTCAAAGTCAAGATATACCGTATCTTTAGGGCTTGGATTGTTGAAACTAGAAAGCATCCCTATTACCTGCATGGGTATGGAAAGTCTTTCTCCTTGTGGTGACGGGAGTTTTATTCTCACCCGGTCACCGATTTTTAATTCTGTTATATCCATTATTTTATTATACTAAATTTATGATACCACTTGTCCGCATGGCTGAACCATCCTATAATGAATGATTTGCCGAAGAGGGTTACTTTGTATAGTTTACTCATGGTTGTTTTCTTTCAATAAATTCGAGGCGTCGTGAATATTACTGAATCGGCCATTTATTCGTGGTTGTTTTTTAGCTATTTCTGATAATTTTTTCTTCGTTTCACTTGAATGATTTCTCGAAATTTCTTTAACATCAAAAATGCAGTCTACAAGTCCAGCTTTAAGCCTTTGCCATTGAAGTCTATAGTGTTTTGTACATAGTGAATATTTACTTGAAGTTTTATTAGTACATCCATGAAATACACAATTATTCTTTTTCTTAGAAGAATGATTGTGATGTCCCATCTCTTCGTGAAGTTTTGTATGTTCGCTCTTGGATATTAAAGCCAAATTCTCAACTCTATTATCAGACTTACAACCATTAATATGGTGAACATCTTCGCTATTAAACAGGCTTCGGCCTAAATGCTTTGCCATTATGATATGGTGTTCCCTTTCATATCGCCGCTTATCGCTGTTCCAAATATGTACATATCCAAATTTATCAATATATTTTCCGCCTTTCCAAGCAGGACTAAGATTTCCAGTTTTGCCTTTTTTTGCACGACTAACAGCCTGTATGCATTTGTCTGATGGATAAGGCTTTTTCACATCAAATCCACACTCTCTAATAGCATTTCCCCAACTTCCGAACTCTTTTCTATAAGCCATATCACTTGGCATCAACGCATCCTCGTTTAATTGCCTCTTGGTAGGTATAGCACCATTCTTTTGTACATAATCCATTAATAACGAAATTAGTTTCGTCTTTGAGTAAATCTTTGTTTTCATATATATTTCCTATTAAAGTTCCATGCAAAGACAATATATCTCCTTCAAATACACAATTAACGCCGTTCTTATCACATAAGCCGGTGAACTGCCCAACAGTTTCAGCCCATACGTCATCGCACCGGCAGTTTTCCGGAGAATATATCTTTGCCTTGTCTGTGAAGATAAGTCCGTTTTCGTCCCTTCCGGCAGTATAGAAAAAAGAGAGAAATCCATATATCCATTTCCCCGTATCAGTGCTTTTTCCTCTGAATTTTATTTTACGTTTCATAATCAAATCTCCTCTACTTTAAAAGATAATTTCTCAAGTTTCTCAATCTGCTTACGAAGAGAAGCGATTTTCCTAATCCTCATTTCTTCCGCCTTTTTCAACGCTTCGGATTTATCGGTGAATGCGTTTTCCCCTATACGGAAGTAAGAACATAAACCATCCCTTACATATTCTCCATCTTCAAATCTACTTCTAATAATATCTGCTTCTATCTCTTTAATACCTTTTGTTAAGGCATACTTTGTTATAAATACTTTTGCCATAGTTATAATCATTTATAAGGTTAAAGTGAATTAAGAGAGATAGCGGACACGGGGCGAACCCAGTTGAGATTGGCCTGAATGAAGTAGTTCCTATTACCATAGTTCCAATCGAGAACAAAATTGCGTTTGTTTTCTTTTCTCGTAGAACACCAATACCAGTTATCTTTCACCGGTTGTTTTCCGCAGATAGCTAAGGCTGTATTCAGCATAACCTTATGTTCACGCCCTAAGACACTCTCTTGTAGTGTCGGAATGTGCCAACTTAATCCACATAAGTCCAATGCTATGACTTTCTCAGCAATTTCGCTTCCGGATGCAGCTAATGCTTTGGTATTACCTATTCCATCGGTATCCTTCATACCTTCTTCTGTGGTTGGATATATCTTCCCTGTTTGCTCTTTTTCCCAATCAAGAAGAATATGAGTATTGTTACCCATATCTTCCGGATAGAAAAATAAAGCATTGCCGTCATGGACGATAGCTACACATTGTGCCTGTTCGTTTTCTTCATGAAGCCCCCAAAATTTAAGCTCTACAAAACTCTTGTTGGCGGTAAAGATAAATACACCATTACCTACATTTTCTTTTGTGTAAATTCCTTTGTTCATAATCATATAAGTTTTAATATTTCTCAAAATTTGGGATTTGTAAATAGAACGAGTTTCGAGACATGGGAAGCCAACACTTTTGCTCCTCATTGCACGTATTCCAATTATCTTCTCCAAATTCATCATTTAATGCTTCCACTATCTTATAGGCTACATCTTTTACAAAACGAGTATTAAGCATCTTCTTGCCTTTAATAACGATTGTAGGTGTATAGAGTGAAATTTTATACTCCCCACCGTTTTCTATCGACCAGCTACCTTGTGCTACTGTAATGTGTGGATTGGTTTCATTCTTATACTCTTGTACTATACTTAGATAGCCATTAAAATAGTTGGCTATTAGTTCCGACTTATATACTTTTAGCCCCGTTGCTTTTTCTAAAAGTTTTCTAAGCCTATAAGCATCATTTACAACAGGGTCCATTCTCATATAAGTTTTAATGCTTCTTGTATTCCGACTTCCAGTGCTTCCTCGTAGGTGGCATATACTTTATAGCCATTTCCTTTGTTTATTTCGTTCTCCATCCAGTCGCTTTCTTCTGTTGGAACATTGAAATCACAAAAAGAAAGCTTCCATCTTTTTCCAATAACAGGTTCTACATATACATATACACCTCTTATTTCACGCAGCCACTTAGCAGCAATCGACTGAGTTGGACGAGAATATGCACCTTTAGGCAAGTCCTTATTGGTTCGGAACACAGATTGCATCATCCGACCATTATCTTCCCTAATAATATCTTTACAATACTCATTAAACCCTTTCTCTTTCAGCAGCTTCGCTGTCTCTAATGTTACAAGTTCTTCGGTCATAGTTCACTCCTCCTTATCTATCTTAATATCTGTCACTTTGCCACGATTGATAAAACCGCCACAGCTAAACAAATCGGTTATACATACTGTGTAGTCCACCTCTGCGCATTTCTCGTACAGAGAGCATGAGGCGCAATGAATATTATCTTGCACCGCTTCATGCAGCACTCCGTCTATTATTATTCCGTTATTTACTTTCATACCGTTCATCTATTAGAAGTTACACCCAAACATAATACTTTGTCAGACACACCTATATCATCAAATTCAAGAATTAAATACTCTGTATCGTAAGGATAAGGGTATCTGCAATGTTTCAATTCTTCCTGTGTTAATTTGCGTCTGATTCTCATCTCAATTTCGTAATCATCGGAAAGGTTCTCAATGATTTTCCTAAGTTGTCCTACATTCTTTATTTCCATAGTTACAACGTTAAGATTATATTGGTTTTTATATGCTCTATGGGGAAAACAGTTAACGCAGATTTATCCTTTTCTCTACATATACAAAGCATGTTGCTGACTTTTAAACCCGTTTCGGCTTCAAGCTTTTTCAGAATATGAGCTATCTCCATTTCGGCTTTCGCTTTCTTGTTTTTTGCCTCTTCTATGTTCATAATAAATCTCCTTTTTCACTACTTCTATAATTTTTGAATGAGATATGCAACAAGTATATCCCTTACCATTTCTGTATGATAGCTTAACTATATCACCAACTTTAGGTTTATTAGATTTATTAAATCCTAATCCTTGCTTTAGTGAAAATTTCTCCCATTCTCTTATTGGAATAGAACTATCACACAACTTATAAAAATTACCTTCTACTTTTAAAACTTTAGCAGTCCATTCTATATATTTCGGTTTCTCTTTAATCATTAACTTTATAGTTTCTTTATTTCTACGCTTTATTTCTTCTCGTAGCTCTTCGATTGTATATTCTGATAATCCCATGAATCATTCTCCTTTCAGTTCGTTAATTAAAGCATCAGCACAAGCAATAGCAAATCGGGCAACAGCTTTAGGTACTGTATGTTTCTCGTTTTCTTTATATGTTGCTTCGGAACAGGCATAACTAACTTCTTCTTCATCGCTTAGTATTCCTTGCATGGCGGCTTTCGCCAGTTCGTAACGCCTTTGCTCCCAGTCAATACTACTTCCAAGTTGAATGATTTCTATGTTTTGATATGGAATTGTACATACACTTCCTTTTAGAAGAATACTTAATTTAGTCTTTCTCACATCGTCCCAGCATAGGACGTCTCCAACTTCTCCGGTTTCTTTTATTCTTGCTTTCATAACTGATTAGTTTTAATATACCCATTTTCAATGCACCAGCACAACATCTCGTAGGCTGCATCAATGAGTTCTTTACTTTCTGTAATATTTGTCATTGACCCAGAATAAGGTTCCATATATAAGCATGTATAGCTATCTGCAAGTTTTTGGATGGTCAGCACTTTATTGCCGATGAAGCAAGGCAGATTGTGAATAATATCTTGCAAAGTGTAAGTTTCATGATAATAGTCGTAATTTGTATCGGCATCCGGAGAGGTTGCAACCATGTTGTCTGAATCTGATTCATTCCACTCAAAACACATACTTCCATCGCTTGTGTCCAACCCAAGCTCCTTCAAATGCATCATCTGTTCGACTGATAATACTTGTTTTGATTTCATAGTTTAGTCCTCCGTTTCCGTTTCAAAAGTGTTGTATTCAATATCAGCATTACTAACGCATTTGAGCATGTTCTTATCCCGTTCTTCCTTGCTCAAATAAAGAAATATATCTTCGTCTGGATTGGAAGAATAACTATTTCCGTTCCAGACTGTTCTAATTATTCCATATATCTTCATATTCAATCTCCTTTCTCTTTAATCCGTTCCAGTACATCCTTGTTGGCTTCGAGTATATCATCGAAAGAGGGGATGGGAAACCATGCAACAACATCATCTATCACTTCATCATAATAGCCGCCATTACTTTTCATCCATTTGTTTTCAGATGAAAAATACGCTTTGAATATATCACCATTCATAACCATTACAATACAGTCGCCAGATGTGTCACAACCAGCCTTGTCCTCAACGCTTATCCAAGGTGATTGCCTTGCCTGCCATGCTGCGCCTTTCTTAAAAGCCCGTAATGCAACCGATTTTGCCAATGCCTTGATAACTATACAGTCTCTTTCATCATAGGCAAGCTCTGTATCTTTATTATATGTACTTTCACTCCAATGAGTGCGGGCTGCTTTTTCTACCGTCTGTTTCATAATCAATATGCTAATATTAAATTTCCACTTTTGTGTAATTACTAAAATCACAATACAAGTATTGACACCAACCACCGAAGCGATATTTATCATTTAGATACCTACATTGGGAAGTCCACTTACTCTTTGTAATAATCTCGTACACCGTTCCTTTATGGATGAAAAGGTCGCCTACTTTTAAATTGGAAAGTTTAACTGTTTTCATGGGATATTCAATTAATTAAAATACTTGGCACATTTAAATCCTTTCCGTGGCATAAAGTCTGTAAATTCATTTGTTTTCCTTTCTTTTATTCCGTTCCCGATTGTCTTCCGAAACACACATTTTGCACCATGATGTTTTGATGTGGTATGCTTTCCCGTTGCGGTGAATCGTTCTATCGTAGAAGCAGGATAGCAAAAGCAATCTTCCGCAACGGCTGCACACTTTACGTTCTATTCCGTCCACTATCACCCGGTTTCTCGGTTTCCGCTTCACTATTTCACATGACCCGCATTCGGATGCACCGTACTTCCGGCAATAGGCAAGGGAATGCTTGCCACATTTCGCGAAAGAGGTGCAATCGAAGCGGGGGACTGTCTGATGAACATTCATATTACCTTACCATGTCAGTTTGTTATCGAATATCTTAATGCACTCAAACAGGTAATGTGCAATTATCGGTTGCACCGCATTACCTATACACTCCGTTCGGTCCACCCTGTCGGGAACCCCATTAGACTTTCCAGTAAATCGGGGTGAGGGTATTGACTGTCTTGTTCGCCATCCCGGATATACTCGTGTATATTGCCCCGATAAGTAGGGCTTCCGAAATACCGATTCTTGCATGCTCCGTTTGCCGTTGACTTCGTTGGAGTAGGCAATACAATATAATCGCTCCCGACTCTGTTGTATTCCAAAGTCGGTGCCCGATAAACACTGCCATTCCGCATCATACCCGATTGAGGAAAGGTTGCATAGGACCTGCTCGAATCCCCGAACAAGGAGCATTGGACTGTTTTCAATGATAACGTAACGGGGTTTAGCTTCCCGTATAATTCTGAACATTTCAGACCATAGGCCGCTTCTCTCACCGACAATTCCGACACCTTTTCCAGCAATGCTGATGTCCTGGCAAGGGAATCCACCGCTGATGATGTCAACAAACGGAGGTTTTGAATACGTTCTAATATCTCTGTTGATTTCATGCTCTTCTCCAAAGTTTTTCTTTATTACTAATGATTGATAATCCTCAAATTCACAACTCCACTCGGTCTTTATGCCGGCAAGTGCCGCACCTAATCCAAAACCTTCTATGCCGCTAAACAGAGAGCCGTGTGTCAATTCTCCTTTCTTCATTTCCATAATTCAGAACCACTCTTCATCCGCTCCAACCTCTACCGAAAGCCAGTCCATGAGGAGGGTTATAAGGTTATAAATCAGTTTCATTTCACTAAACTTTTATCGCGTTGGCAATATTATCCGCATCCGACAGCTTTCTTACCAGCACATCAAACGCCGCCGTGCACCGCTCTGTGTTCATATTGACCGTTTTCCCGATTTTCAAACTATCGGAAGCAAGGTTCATCACCCTTGCCACATTTGAAAGCTTCAAATATTCCAACGTGAACCCGTTGAACCGTGCGTCTTTCTTCCGAAGTTCTTTAATCCTTTCGTCAAACTGGATGCAGGCGTAATCACACAATGTTCTTGCAAGTTCGAACCTTGCAATCTCTGCGGAATGGGATATGCCGTTATCGTCAAGAGCCTGCTTGAACTGCCAATACAGCATATCCACGTGCTTGTTCACTTCTTCCGTATACTTGTCGTTGCAGTCGGCGAAAAACTCGCTCCGGTCTGAACCGATAACGCTGTTTACAGTACGCTCGTATTCCTTTCTTGCCTTATCGGCATCATTCAAATACCGCTTGAATGCCTGTTTGTAATAAGGCGTTCTCTTCATCGCATGCAGACACTCGATAACCTGCCCGCAACAGATGTCGTTCGTGAGCAATATGTTGTAGGTGCACAGAACTACAAGACTCTCATATTTGCTGATTATCTGATTTGCCGTGTCGGTGGTCATTGCCTTGCCTGTTCTGCCTTGTTCATATTCTTGTTTTTGCTCTCTTTTGCAAGTTCATCAATTATGCGCTGATACTTCCTTGCCACCAACGGGCAGCGTATGCGCATTGCATTGTCACGCTGCCATTCCAATTGTTCGATTTTCTTTTCAATCTCTATGTCCATGATTATTTACCGTTTGTTTCTTATTTGGATAAACCCTCGTTTTTCGCATTCCTTCAACAGTTCCATATCTTCATCCCTTATATCGCATGGCGTCTCATGATTAACACTCATGTAATCCGATATGCCAAACTTTTTGCATATATCATAGTAAAAGCGTCTTTGCCTGCCTCTTGTCGTCCAACATATTGTAAGTCTCATACTTTATTGTCAAATTTATGCTTTCGCCACTACTTACGTAAACTGATACTACATACACGATTTGCCGCTCGTTTCATGGCTTCTGCATCTCCACTTTCCACAAGCTTACGTTCGCGTTCAAGATACTCGACATAGGAAATTCCGTTGCTACCGCGCTCTTCTATCTCCTTTTGGCGCTGTAGTCGGTATTGCTCACGTTCGTAACGCTCAATGTCAATGCGGCGTTCCTTGATATAGTCAAGCATAGCGCTTGTAATCTTCATCGGGTCTATAGCTCCATAGAATCGTCCGTATTTCCCAGACTTAAACCGTGCAATGAAAAAGCATATCTCAGCTGCATTGATGTAATAATACTCAGAAATAAATATCTCTGCTAACTCATTAAGCTGCTCCTTAGCAATCTTGGTAGATACCTCTGCGAAGTCATTGAGTGTACCGAATTGAATTTTCAACCATTCCAAAGGGGTCTCATCTCCATAAGTCGAAGCCAATAGCCCTAATGTAGGTATGGAAAAATTCATGGCTAAATCGGAGTGAGTCGCCTTACACCTAACAATTTTGAACTGCAAATCTGGATTGTAATCAAGTATGAATTGTGCAGGGTCAGGATATTTATTCAATAACGCCCTCTGCTTCAAGTTCCTTTCTTTTTTTTGCGGCAGCTTCTCTGACTGTTGTAGCGACTGCAAGAACTGAATCACGTTTTCGCTGCTCGCTATCCTGTTGATTTTTACTAAGTCTTGTCCCATTATAGTTTCCTTCCAATATTTTAGTAAAGTTTGCTTGTTTGAAAATCCAATCAAAGTCACATTTCCAATTGCGGTCATTAGCTCCCAGCAGAAATGGGGATTGAAGAATGAGATTGAAAACAGTCCTCACTGACTCTTTTCCATATTGGGCTATCCGGGCTTTTACAGCCTTTTTTCTCACATCGGTCATTGATTTTATCTGCTGGAGTCTATCTTTGAATGTGGAATTATAGTATTCCATCAATCCGCTGTAATCAATCTTTTCAGAAAGAGAGGGCGAAGAAAGCTTGTCTTTCTTTGATACTCCGTCAGGAGTATTTTCTTTCTTTTGCTGGGAAGATATATCTATATACTCTCTTTCTTCTTCTTTCTTTGTATTTGTGCCCTCCGTGTGCCCTGATTTTTGCAAAAGTTCGGATTGCGGCAGATTGTTGTTCACAGACTGTGCCCCAAGTTGTGCCCTTAGCTGTGCCCATTCGGTCTGTAATTCTTTGATTTTCTTTTCAATATCTGTGCCCTTACTTGTGCCCTTACTTGTGCCCATTGGATTATATTCTTCATATTTACATAAGGTTATAAGGTTCATTCCTTGATTGCACTCAACAGTTATCATACCTTTCTTTCTAAGATGCACAAGAAAGGAACGCACCTTCTTTTCAGACCATTTCCAACGCTGTGACAGAAATCTTATGGATGCAGGATATTGACCTCTTGAATAAGAGATTTCTCGACCTCCGATACTCTCCTTTCGGGGCGTTGCCTCAAATCGTGCAGACTGAATTAAGTCTAACCACGCTTCGCAACTGCTAAAAGTACGGGCTTCATTCCACATTTCATTCGAGAAAAACCTGCGGCTTAGCCTCAAAAATCCTTCGTCCATAGTTTTAGAATCTCACGTTAGTTAATTGCCTTCCGTTAGAAAATACAGCCCACTTACCATTACCGCTATCAAACAATTGTAAATCCGACACCTCTCCGAAACGTTTGATGTTACCGCATAAATCCACAATCCATCCACATTCTTTAGAAGGATGCGGGCGGATGGCACGACCGACTATCTGATACCACATGGCAAGTGATATTGTAGGACGTGCCATAACGACCGTATCAAGTTCCGGATAGTCAAAGCCGGTGGTTAATACCCCGACATTCGCCACTACCGAAATTTCACCAGCCTTGAATGCTTCAAGTATCCTTTCGCGCTCACCTTTTGGGGTATCACCCGAAACGATTGCGGCTCCGGGTATAGACCAGGTAAGCCGCTCCGCTTCTTTCAGAAAACGGGTAAAGACTAAAATACCTTTCCGTTTTCCTCCGGCTTTGGGATTCATCAGTCTTTGGACAATATGAACGAGATAGCCGTAAAAGTCTATCCGTTCATATTCTCTTTGAACTGACCTATCTGTATAGTCGGCACCAGTAGTATTTACTTTCAAGTTAAGTTCGTTCCATCCCGAAGGATTCATTGGATAGTAATTCAACTTCGCCAAATAGCCCATATCTAATAGGGTTGATACCTGTACATGATAAATGACCTCTGAAAAGACATGAGGCTTTGTCCGGGTGATAAATTTCAGCATAGAACCAAAGTCACGGCTGGAACTTAAACGATACGGTGTAGCTGTCAGTCCAAGAACCTTACACTTCACCGCATCAAAAAAATCTTTGTACATACCCTCTTTAGGGTTAACAAGGTGGCATTCGTCCACGATGATGTTCTTAAAGTGGGTGAACAGTTCGGGATGATTCTTCACACTGCCGATGGTGGCAAATGTTATCCGGCTTATTTCTTTTGAGTTAAAGGATGCAGAATAGATGCTGCAATCAAGAATACCGTACGAGCAGAGTTTCTTGAAATTCTGTTCGAGTATTTCCTTCGAGGGCTGGAACACCAAGGTATGACCGTCAAGCCTTGCGGCTATATCCGCTATGATAAGCGACTTTCCGCTGCCCGCAGGTAACACCATAATGGCATTTGTTTTCTTCGCCTTGTTATTGAAGAAAGAAACGGCAGCATCAGAGGCTTTCTGTTGATAATCTCTTAATTTGAATTGCATATCGGTATAATTTCAAATTCAATTCTTGGATTCACTTTATCTATGAACTTCTCTGCTACTATCTTTACGCAGTTACGGTCGTTCTTGATAGCTTTGCATCCTTGCAAACAGTCGAGGACCGTTTTAAAACAGTTGTCAAGGTCCGGACGTTGATTCTCGTAAAACACGTTCAAATGAAGTTCAAACAGACCGCTTATCATCAGTCCTCTGTACTGGTTACATTGTAGATAGAAAGACTTTTCATATTCCTTTAATGCCGGTTGTTTGGCAAGGCTGCCATGCCCACTTAGAGTTATAACTTTATAACAATTGGATTTACTTGGGACTTTCCCGTGAATAATTTGTTTCATAAGCCAAAATATCTATTAGCCGCCTGTTCATCATGTAAGCGGACTATATTTACTAATTCAGTACACCTTCTGCGAAACTCTCGGTTCCCATCATATAGGTCGTGATGATTTCTACACATTGGAACTACATTCCATTCTTCAATATAGTATTCAGGATAAAGAGAACGAGGCAACAAATGTGCCGGGTCAACAGCCGGACGACCGCACAAACAGCAATGAGGAGATAGGTTTCTCTTTATCTTATCCATTTCTCTATTTAGTTTTGCTTGTTTACTACTTACTCTCTTCATATTTACCTAATTAAAAGCCCCGAAGCGTATTCTCCGGGGCACAACCATTATTTACTAACCCTTGCCATTTATGTGTGGCTCACATTTATGTGGAGATGGGGCGATTCGAACACCCAATTAAGGACTTATCCTTTTGCGCTACTTCTAAGGTTAATTACTCCTTATATCTCACGTACCGTACTTTCTACCATGTGCACCTCTCGAAAGTCAAAAGCACTCCACTGCGCACCTCCATTTTCGCCCGCCCCATCTTCACAGACCGGACAGGCAGGTTAACAAAGTTATACTTCGATGATTACGATGTCCGGTGCAATCTGTCTGATAGCACCCAGTTGTTCGTCAATCACTTTATTCTTGTATTCCTCGATAGCTTCATTCGCACCGGCAGATACTAAGGAAAGAGATACGTCTCTACCGTCTACATCCGCGTAAATCTCAACCTCTATTTCTTCGCAAGAAAAACCTTTAAAAAGAGGAATGTTCAGTTTGAAGGACTTGGGCAAATTAGAATCAACCACCTGCGAGTAGTTGTCAACTTTGCTGCCGTTTTCCTCCTTGCTGCGCTCAATGTCTTGGTTTACTTTTGCCTTGAAATTTTTCAAAGTAGAAACCAGGGTCATACTCTCGGACTTGTCTTTAAAGAAAGCCCGGTGCATCTTGAAGAACTGGGACAACTTGATAGGTTCCCATTTCTTATCCATGTTGATACCGAACTCCTGCATTTCTTTTGAAGCCTGTAAAATACCGTTGATTTCTGTCTGATAGTAACTGGTTTCGTCAATCGTCAGAGCCATCCTCATCTTATCACGGTTTACAATAATGTTCGTCGCTTTCTGGTTAATCAGTTCGACACGTTTCTCCAACCATCTGAGAGGTGCATCTATCGTTCCATTGATAACGACTCTTTCCTGTTCTTTCGGGTCAAGTGCTACGGGTGCTTCACCTTCACGCAATACTACTTCGATAGGTTTGCCGTTATAGTCTTTCGGCACAACCAAGTTAATTTTGTTTTCGCTCATGATTCTGTTCCTGTTTTACGGTTAATACTGAATACTGTCTTCTGCATTTCTTGCGGCATAATCGGGCGGCTGTAAACCAGCTCACCCAACTTGTTATAGAATCCTGCCATCTTTTCCTCATGGTAAAGGATTTTGGCGCATTCTTCATTTTCTACAAACTCTGAACCTCTCTTGATATGGTCCAAGAGTTCTTGCTTTTCCTCGTTTAAAGGCTTCAGACGTTCTTTAAACTCATCCATAGCCTCTTTCTTTTCAATCTCAATATCATTGATTGTAATTGATACCTCGGCTAATGTTTCTTTCTTTTGCGCCAATTCTTCGGGTGTGAATCGGTGGGTATAACCGATTTTCTCTACTGCATCGGCATTATCCTGAAGGAACTGCCAACGTTCCTGTTCAAGGATGTCTTGTCCTAAAAATTTGTCCATAAACGATATGATTTATAAATTATTCATTGTAAAATTCAGTTACAAAACTGTTAGTTTCCCTTTGAAGGCGATTCATCAACTCGCGCACCATTTTACCCTTACTAAAGACATCATGTTCGTGATACTTCATTGATGGGAATACGAGAGTAAAACATAGCGTCATTCCGTTTTTATCCCATCCACCTAAAGTAGCCCCGGATTCACTCGTTTTTATTCCGTACTCAATTCGTGCATCTTCTACTTCCTCAAGGGCTTTATCATCTACGTTGTACTTTTGCCATACGTCCCAATCGTAAATAGCAGTTGCCAGCTTATCTACAAAGAAGGGGACTGCCTCTTTTTTTAATCTGTACTTTTTCATATAAATTCTTGATTTCTTTGTATTTCCTGCTGGGCGTATATCAGCATTTGATGTTCATTTGCAGCCGGCAGATAGATACCTGCCACTGATGCACTCCAGTTACGAAAACGGTCAATACTCGTTGTCATTTCTGCCGTATCTAAATCAGTGGAACTACGTAAAACTTCCATTTCTCCCAAAAACTTATCATTAATCCTACGGGTGAATATTGCAGGATTTACTAACTTTTTGTAATAGTTCTGTTTTACGTATTCCAGCGTGTTCCCCGTCTCACAAGCGAAGAAGCCTAAAAGGGTGTGCAGGTATTTGTTCTGCTGCGTTGTCCTCTTAGGCTTCTTTTCCGTCAGTTCCACAATGCAACCCTTTGAGAAGAGATAGTTACATCGTATTTTGAACTGCTCTTTGTGGAGTGGGTTGGATAGGTCGTATTGCATAATATTTTAGAATGGCAAATCATCTTGCGGGGATAATCCCGGAGCTTCCGCAATCTGTTCCGGTGTGGGGCTGCTCTGAACGGGCTTATATTCCTTGAAATCTCCAAAAATATACTGTATGCCTTCTTTGCGTTCTTCTTGTTTTGGGGCACAAGTAATAAAATGGGTATGCCCAAACTGTGAAGGTTCCTTGCGTTCGATAACCGCCACATTTAAATAAATTTTCTCTTTCCCGTCTTTGCAGATTACTTTCTTCATTTGCTCACGGGGAATGTCACTAAGACAAATACTTCCTGTTAAAATCATAATACTATTCTATTGTTTCTTTAAGTAAATACTTGGTCAAATCTCTGTATTCAGCCCATTCAAGAAATGAGCGAAGCAGATTATAATTATCCTGCTCCATGCCATCGTAGCGATAGCATGTTATTGCAGGGTCATAACGTTTCAACGGAATACCTCTGACATCATATCCATGCTTTTCTTTATCATATCCTTCAAATATGAACAAATCAAAATGAAATATATCTGCATTGAATAATTGGAGATAAAATTTCCATTGGCAAGAATTTATGTAATCGGCATCAATAGGATAAGAATATTTGGTTTTAATATCCCTAATTTCTACGCCATCTATCATATCGGCACATCCTGTTATAATAGCATTCCCAAAGTCCTTATAAAGGCGTATCTCATGAAAAGCATCAGGGTGTTCATTTCTGTATGCAAGAGCGGCCTTACATTGTGGTATGTCAAGAATTATTTTGTTCCCATCAATATCAAACGCTCGTCCGCTTGGCATTTGTTCCTTTTGTTCTTTCCCGTAATAAAGAAAGGTACGCTCACCTGCTTTAACCTTTTCGCATTTCGGTGTACCTTCTTCCACTATTTTATGAAAAGCTTTTCCAATTCTCGTATATGTATTGCCTTCAAATGCACCAGTTATACTGTCAATAACAGACTGCTCTGTTATCTCATAACTGGCGTAATCGCTTTGCTCTATGTATTTTCGAAATGCTTCCAGTTGTGTTACCCTAATAAGAGGAAGTTTATTATTCATATTCATATCTGAATCCCTTATATTTTGTTCCATGCTTTAGAGACCTCCAAACATCACGCTTGTTCAAACCATATCTTTCTGCTTCACGTAAAGAGCTAAACCTATTAACTGCTATTCCGTTACCGTCTATCTGTATAATAGGAATACTTGTTGCGTTTCTATTCTTTTGGTGTATATTGCTATATTTCATGTTATATTTTTGAGTACACCATTCAAGGTTTGAATATTTATTATTTCTTCTGTTCTCATCTTTATGGTTGATGACATTATACTCGGATGGATTAGGATTGTGAACAAATTGCAATGCTACTAAACGATGTGTTTTAGCATGTTTCTTCCTACCTAATTGAAAGGTCTCATATCCATGTGTATCAATTACAGGATTAAGAACGCGACCTTTATAAAATCGTCTTCTACCATCTTTATAAACCAACCACCTATCCAATGATTTTACTCTACCAAGGTTTGATACTTTGTAAAGCCCTTCAAACCCAACTACATCTTTCCAAACTTCCTCCTCTTCTTTCATGCTTTAATAAACATTTTTTTGTCCTTGTCGAATGCGTATCCTTTTGTAGCAAGATTTTTTTGCATTTCAGAGAAGAACGGTAATTGCATGATTTTAGGCAGTGTCTTGGTTGCTTCCATCAATGAGATAATATCTTCATCAGTCATTGCAGCCGCAAGTTGCTCTCGTATTGCTGCAAGCTGCTCATTAGCTTTTACTTGTGCTTCTCCTTTTCCTTGAATAGATATTTTGACTTTTGAAACAATGTCAGACATGCAAGTATCAAATTGGGCTGTGCCATAATCTGGAATCGTAACAGTTTCAAGCCCGGCAACATTTTTCCCTACAAAATTATCTAACGGAGCAAAAGATATACAGCGTTTTCCATTTTGGATAAATACATATCCCACTTGGTCTGCAATTCTAACAAGAAGGTCTTTAGATTGTCCGGTACAATCCGGAGAGTGCTTTATCACATCACCGTCTGCTGTCTCTTTATCATGGCAGATGAATATAATATCAGAACCATTTGAACGAAGGAAGTTGACGAACTCTTTAAAATCTTCGCCCATCTGTCCGAAGCGTTTTAAAGAATTTGTTTTTAACTTATAGTTATTTTCAATGGCATACTGGCTCAAATAATCGTCAAGCATAGACTTTGCTGTATCAACCACAATTGTTTTATAGTCTTTCATTGATTCACGCTCGCTGTCTATGTCTTTCCAGTTTTTAGCCATTATAGTATCGCAACGCTGCACCGCTCGGTCGGCGCCTCTGTCACAATCAATCAGTAAGGGGGTATCGGCTGTTGTAGCAACACTTGTTTTCCCACTTCCTGGTACTCCATAAAGTACAATAATAACAGGACGTTCAGGTAGAACGTCATTCTTTTTTACGATTGGCATAATTTTATAATATTAAGTTTAACAATATCTTGGTATTCCTTGACTAACGCAAAGAAACATCCTTTCGTCTTCGAGTTCGTCAGGTGTATAATCATATTGACTACATTCAAGTTCTGCGCGCAGCTCCTCAATGTCTACCTCTATAAGCTGAATGATTTCTTCTTTTGAAGAATACCCATACTTGGGAAGATAATCCAAATCGCAAGCTTTGACTTCGTTTAGCTCCTTGTACAGTTCTTCAAGTTCATTTTCCATTGTATTGTGTTTTTAAACCGCCCGTACAAGGTTAAAGGGAAGCGGTGCGCACTTCGCTTCTCTCACGGCTTTTAGAAGGTCGGCTTTCGTATTGCTTCTTAGCCCCATTGCGTAGCCGGATTGGCATGCGCCAGCATTTTTAGCGCGGGTCAAGAGTTCTTCTTTTAATTCTTCAAATGTTTTCATATGATTGTTATCTTATCCTATCTGGATGTCTTTCCAAATGTCAATAAATTGTTTTGCCGAATATTCCGCAAGTTCGCGTGTTTTATAACAAAGGCGAGACCCGCAACCCGCACTCGCATACGCAGTAGCGCAATACGAAACGTGGAAACCGAAAGAGGAAGGAGACATAATGAAATAGGGATAATACTTGTTCTCATCCGAGTTATCCCAGTCTGCTTTCCAGCCTTCATTCAGAGCTTCCGTAATAACTTCCATTTTATATAACGCAATGAAATGCCTGCGCATGTCTTTGGGTAAATCTGAAAAATCAGGGACACCTTTTCTTCCTGTTTCTTCCATTGCGTCTTCAAACGTTTTGATTCTATCCATTACGTTTTGATTGGCAAATATTTCTTTGCCGTATAGATTTTCAAGCATCTGCTTTCCTTTATTGTCCGCTTCTCTCCAAGCCTTTAAAGCGTTCTTTTTATCTACATTTAAAGTCATAATTGTAAGTTTATAGGGTTATAGAATAAATTGTTTCCACAAATCAATGAATTGCTTCCCGCAATAATTGGAAAGCTTTTCGCTTTTCAAACAAAGGCGAGACCCGCAACCCGCATTCGCATACGCATTAGCGCAAGCCGAACCGCAGAAAGCGAAAGAGGAAGGAGACCCATTAGGCTCGAACCACGGATACCAGCGTCTCACGTTTGCATCGCATACATCAGCTTTCCAACCTTCGTTTAGGGCTTCTATAATTAGAGTCAGCTTTTGGTAAGCAATATCGTGTTCCGTTAAGCCTAATTCCAATAGCTTTTTCTCATCGAGTGGTTCCCTTCCCAACTCGTGGCAAGCATCAAGGTAGGTTTTCACTCTTTCTGTAACGTCTTGTGAAAAGAAATCTTTTCCAAAGGATTCTTCCAATACTGTTTTTAGTTCTTTTGAACCGCTCCGATATAGTTCACGGGCTTTTTGTTCACTTAATTGTAATGTTTTCATATGATTGTTATTAATTGGTTTCAAGAAAAACCGGACTATCTTCACAGACCGCCCGGCTACGACTAAACAAATACTTCATCTGTAGTGAAGATGTTGCGACACCCGGACTCGAACCGGGACGAGTTGTCAAGCTCCACACATCTAAGGTTTGACATTCCTATCATAGAGTGCTGCGTCTACCATTCCACCATGTCGCAGTGTTTCCCGACCAGCACGTGGACGGGACTGTCTACATTAAAAAGCTATCATGAATTATTCACCCTTACAGGCTTATTGAGTTATTTTTAAGAAATCAGGAGAAATTCCATATAAGGGTGTTTTACCATCCCATTTATCAATAAATTGTTTGTATAAGATTTCTTTCGTCAATCCTCTTGACGTAATTAGAGCCTGTTCTGTCTTTAACTGTTCAAGCTCATTTCGTTTTCTCTGTTCTGCTATTTGCTGGTCTAACACTGAGATATTGGTATTAACCTCATTACGGCTATCAATCTTTTCACGTACTGCTCTTGAAAATTCAAGCTGCGCGGAAAAAGTCAACAATTGAAGCCCTCTTTTCTCAAATTCTTTATCTACTATCTGTTCCAGCCGTTTTTCAAAAAGAAGAGAACCGCCATCAGCCATCAAGCTGTCTGTCTTATGTTTCCGGCTTTCTTCTTTTATCAAGTCATAAATACGCGGTTCAAGTATATTGTCTTCAAGGCTTTGCATAAAACCATCTTTCCCGCATTCCGTATCGGCTTTATCTATATGTTTATTATCGAATACAACATCAACAGCCCTATTTTTTATAACTTTATATGAATAGGTGGGACGTGCATTAAATTCTGTGTTATCGGCAGCTTTCAAAGTGACAGGTTTGGCAAATTCACCTCTTTGGTCAAATAATGGGACTTGAAACAACTCTGTACCCCATTCCCAAGTGGAAACTCTACCCGATACCACCTTGAAATCCTCTTTCCCTTGCTTACCGTAGTTCTCCATCAGAACCCCAGCATAGTTAGGGGCTACTCTTTCGCAAGAAGCGAATACCAATAAGGTCATACAAACCAATGTCAGATTAATCAATCTCTTCATTTTTTAAGTTTTTAATTAGTCTATAAAAAAATAAATTATAGTGGCTGATATTACTGCTACGCCTAGCCAAGCGTGTAGGTGATTAAAAATCCTGTTCCCAATAGCAATTCCGATAATCAAAAGTGCTATTAATTTGATGTACTTATTCATAATTCTGATTATTTGGTTTACACTTTCCCTTGTCTGCTAAACAAAATCTCCTTTGATAAAATTTTGGACGGGGCGCAATGATGATTCATTATGTAGGTTTGATGGTAGCTTAAAATAACTTGTACCATCTTCTGAAATCACCCATCCTTTTGGCTTTAATCCGCCTTTCGTCTTTGAATGGCGGATTGATTTTTTCTTCTTTTTCATAAATAGGTACGCTTGCCTGTACAGCATTAGGTTTATAATGGAGTAATTGTTCCCGTGGGCGTTCCGATGGTTGCCTTACTACTCTCAAACATCTATTGAGAGCCACGGGATAATTACATATTACTTCAATTTTCTGATTATATCACCGCCATAAGAATATTGAGTTAATTCTATAAACTCATGTACGGTATAAGTATCATTGTCAATGTCTATTCCCTTATTGGCACAGAATGACAGCCTTCCTTGCTTGCACGAACCGGTCAGCACATGATGCCAATGGAACAATTCTTTAGCCGATACCTTTTTAGTAAAGTCCTGAAAATGCTTTTTAAAAGCTTCCAACCTTTCCTCCTCGGTTGAATCGTCATACAATTTTTCTTGAAGCGAAGCAAAGGCCTCGTGCAATGTTTCTCCATGAGCGAATTTCCCATTCCTTTTTGCAACAAATGTCTCAGTCAATGTAAAGTCATCGTTCAGTATATATCCTTTAGCTACATTGTCATGAACATGCTTGATAATTGTAGGAATATCATCAATGATATATGCTTTGTCGCCATTGAATGTTTTAATTCCATAGCCAGAGCCATCGCCAGAGCCATAGCCAGAGCCATCGCCAGAGCCATAGCCATAGCCATAGCCAGAGCCAGAGCCATAGCCATAGCCAGAGCCATAGCCAGAGCCATAGCCATAGCCAGAGCCATAGCCAGAGCCAGAGCCATCGCCAGAGCCAGAGCCATAGCCAGAGCCAGAGCCAGAGCCATAGCCAGAGCCATAGCCAGAGCCAGAGCCAGAGTATATACTAAGAAACTTTCTTATCTGTTCTTCCATACGGCTACCTCCTCAATGGATTTTATCGCTTCATCTGTACAAGGAATTATTTCTATAACCCCCAAAATAGAGATTATCGGTACAACTAATGTAAATTTACAATCATTAGGTCTTTTCGTTCCCTCAACAGCTAATTGGCTGATAGATGCAGCCCCATACCAACACCACAATCTTCGGCAGTCTGTCAATGTAACCTCACTACCATTTTTTTCTTTCAATACTCCGTAAAATACGCCCGCTCTGTCTGCTCTAATAATTACTTTTTTCCCAATCATAATTCTATATATTTAAAGATTAATAAATATTGGCTCCCTTCAACGCAACAATACGTGTTTAGCTTTCAGCGTGCCCGAATTTGACGGGAAGGGAGTATATAATAGTACCAGCGATAATGACGCCCAAACATCATACTTTAACGGTCAACGGACGATTTTCCGCGCTGATACATAGACTACTATTGTAGTATGTTCATTAACTTAATCACGCTGCTGCCTTATGCTCGTATTCACCTCTCAATGAACAGTCTTCGCAATCGGTTGCTTGCACGCTATACATCGCCTCAGCTATGTGTATATATAGATATACTGCTTATCAGCGCAGGCTAATTTTACGTGCCCTGAACACGACTTCATTTTTGAGGGTTAAGTCTCCCATCCCGAATGTTTGGCTCATCGGTTTCGCCTATAATGCTCCCTCTGCACGACTCGAACGTGCGACCTTCGCTAACCGGAAATTACCGGATACTAAACCTTCGAACAAGTAACCATAGCGATGCTCTGCCTGGCTGAGCTAAGAGGAAGGAGCGTTGTTCACACAACGCGGTTTTAATAGTCAAGACTGTCGTAATACTGCTTGTTACTCATATACTCGGATACTACCGCCGACCGCGAGCTGTCGTTTATCCGGCTTCTGATGAAGTCATACTTATCGGAACTCATGCCAGATAATACATCATCGTTGTATTCTACACGGCTGCTGTATATACATCCCGCCATTATTGCTATTATTAGAGCAATCCGAAGAAGCAGGGAAGTAATTCTGTTTAAGCTATAGGGTTTCATCTTTCCAAATATTTAATCAATTCCGATTTCTTAAATCGAAGAAGTCTGCCGTTCTTTGTATGAGGAATATTAGATATATTGTTATATAAAGTACCAACACTGCACCCAAGAATATTAGCAGCCTCTCCTACCCCAACCCATTCATCCAAACATTCAATCACTGTTTCCTCTACAATCCTTTTCACATCCTTGCGCATAAGTTTGTACAGTTCTTCTGCTAATATTCTTGCTTCTGTGCGAGTCATAACTTTTTAACGGCTGTAATTGTAATTTCCCATGTTTTCGTATTAATAGACACCTTATACCTCTCTACATCCGGTCTTGGGTCTGCTAAAGCGGCTCTATAAGCAACAGCTCTCGCTGAATCGCAAGCTCTGTAATCACTTAGACGTACAGTAAGCGAAGTCCCTGGTTTAATCTTCAAAATATCTTCTCTTGTTATTTTCATATTATCTATTATATAAATTTTCTCACTTTATTTGTTTTTTCATAGAAAATAGCTATATTCGCCGACATAAAAACAAATACAAGCGGCTTTTATGGTTGCTTCTATTTTTTATGTCTTGTTGTTGTCGTTCTTTCGTTCTAACAACAATGCAAAGATAGTCCTATTTTTTAGGACTACAAAAGAAAATAGGAGATTTTTAGAACTATTATATATGTTATAAAACATGTTTTGCGTATATGTTTAATTATTAAATAGATATGGATAAGTATAGAAATACAATAACGCTAATATTGTCTGCAATATCTATCATGGTATCTGTGGCAGCTCTATGTAGAACCTATCCGCACACTTCCGAATTGGGAATGGACTACCAAGGGATAATAGTAGGAGTATTAGCGTTGCTTATAACGGTGCTTATCGGGTGGCAGATATATACCACTATAAATATAAAGGAGGAATTAAAAGATATAAAAGACTTAAGAAAGGAAATAAACAAGCAAGAAAGGGATATATACATACGTTCAACAAACAATCTGTTTGAATTTCAATCTGCAATGTTTATGATGTATGATAATAAAAAAGAGAAAAGCAATTCTGATATATTTCAGTTGTATCTTCATGGAATATCATCTATATATCATTTATGTAGCTTAGGAAAGCAGAATGAATGTACGAGCATAGTTAATATTTTAATTGCAAGAAAACCAATTTTAATGTCGGAGAAATTTCATAAATTTCAAATTGATTCTTTAATGGACACGCTTCTTTCAGCAATGGACATTTCAAGGGTTGAGGGCGTTGTCCCTTTAGTAAACTTGCTTTCGGTTGTTCCAATAAAGAACGAGCCTTAAATGTGTCCGCGTAGATTTGATATATTGATTTCATAATTAATAAATTAATGTGATAATGAGAGAGAACAAAACAAAAGGCTATTGATATGGTAAAATCAATAGCCATAGAAACATTAAAGGATGTGGTCAAGCATTTTGCTGTCAGAGGAATACTCGGTAATCAAATGACTATGTAATTTGCACCATTCGCTCTTAGACAAATCAAACCGCTTATCAAGTTCTGATTGTAAAAAGCGACCAAACTCTGTTGCCCTTCTTCTTAGGTCAAGCCATTCTCTCTCATACTGGAGATAGCATTCATCTTTAATAGGTGTGCCGTCTGCTTTGAATTGAATTTTTTTATTAATCATGATTCGCTCTTTGAAATGTTTACAATCGGTTATTATTCAAATTCAATGTACAATATCTACTCATTGTCTTGATATTTTATATATTAAATTATCACGCACGTATGTGTTTATATACGCTGTGTAATCCCATTCTCTCTGTAAATAATATATGTTCCCAAAATAGAAATATCATAAATAAGCAGCGTTAATGGGATTATCAAACGGATTTTCATAAACAGGATGCTTGGACACTTTGAGATTTGATGATTCTACACGCTTCTTGTGATTATAAATAACGTGCTTATATTTCTCGGTAGTCCCTCTGTCGCATATAGAGTAAGAACAAGGAATGACAATCCATCCGCTTCCGTCTTTGGGGTTATAGATAAAATGTTTCCTTCCCGTTCTTTTGCGCCACTCCTCAATGGTGTTGGCATTCACGGTATGGATAACCATTTCCCCGTGCGCCCTTGTCTTGGAGATTACTCCGTTTCGGAACATTTCATTCATCAGTCTGTGTGCGGTACTTTTGCTTGAACCGGATATATTTCCAAGTTTGCGCAAAGTCAAATCCTTGGTAAGGGCACAACGTTTTTGTTTCGGTTTCCCGTTACTCTGCGGAAAGTTGTCTCTATCAATAGAATTGACTGCACAAAGAAGCATAATACAGTTCAGCTCATGCACAAGCATGCGAATTGAATATTCCTTCTTATTCAGTTTATAGCAATAATCAGAGGTGTAAATAAAAGGCGTACGCCCTATTGACCTTTTGATTTCCTTGCTTTTAAAAGTGTTTGCAAGAAAGCTGCCTCCTTTTACGGAAAACAGAAAACTGTCGTTTAATGCTCCGTTAATAAGGCGTTTGGCTTTATCGTGAGAAACATGAAACAGTTTCATCACTTTATAAGGGGTTACATCGGTAAGTACAGAATTTGAATACAGACACTTGATGCCAATAGCAAAGGCAAGCAATTCTTTTTCAGCCTTGCTTGCCTTGTATCTTTTGATTATATCTATTGGTATATTAAGTATGTCCATTGACCGATTGTATTTTATATAAAGAATGAATCCCGTAATAGGTAGCAGCTATCACAGGATTCATCTCATATAATTAGCCCGGAAAGGGGTAAGTATAAACAATGTCAATCGAACAACTGCTACTTGTTACGTGTGCAAAGATAGTCCTATTTTTTAGGACTACAAAAGAAAATAGGAGATTTTTTATGAACGATGTGACAAGAAGGTTTATAGAAACCTATAAAGAAATGGGGCTTACTGGATATAGAATGGGGAAAAATTGTCCTTCTATAACTAAGCAGAAAATATCAAATATAGAGAATAATCTAACAGAAGCCAGCATTGACATGGTGTCTAATTTTTGTGAAATATATTCAAATGTCAACGCCAACTACATCCTCACTGGCAAAGGACCTATGTTCATAGAAGATGAAGATAGCGGTTCGAGTCAGCAGGACACAGATTCCGTGTCTCTCTCTTACGATGAGCTGTCAAGGCTGTATGAAACAACCGTTTCAAGATACGAAAGGCTTTTTGGTAAACTGAAAAAACAGTTTAACGAGCTTGAACAGACTATTGCGAAAGCAAGAGACGAACTTGAACAAGCGCTTTTAGACGTAAAAAATGTATTGGAAGAAAAAAAGACAGCTTAAGAACAACCCCTATTTTGTAGGGGCGGTTCTTACTTATTTTTAAAATCCGGTAACTTTTGAATGTAATATATTCATTTTATAAACCGGATGTTTATGGTACAGTTCAGATTTATGCGTTTCAAAGTCTTTTTCCAATACGGAAATTCTTTCGTGGGCCAATTCAAGGTCCTCGGATAGTCGTAGTAATTGTTGCGTAAGAATTTTAATTTGCTTCATCATACAGGGCGCAGAAAGGTTAACTTCTTCCATGATATTACTTTGTTTATTAAAAATGATAGTTTGTATAACATATAACATCATTGTTCAATAAATGTTTTGAATATTCATATGTTATTAAGCATGTTTTTGTGAAATAAAATTATTCCTAAATATTTAATGAAAAAAAATACAGAACAAAACGAAAGGGCGATAGACAGGCTAAAGGCATTTGCTCACTATGCAAGGTATGAACTGAAAATTGTAAAAGGATATAGCTCCTTTGAAGTATACTGTAATATAGGAAATGGATATATCAGTAATTCGGATAAAAGTGGAAAAGGCAGAGGAACGATAGGAAGTGATATAATATCCCGGATTTCCGAAGCATTCCCTATGCTTAATGTTAAGTGGCTATGTTCTGGGAAAGGCAATATGATAGATGATGCCTGGAAATACGAAGAACAGATTAGCAAAATAAAAAAGATACTATTGTGATACCATGCAGTAATAAACCTATATAACAATGTGATAATCAAATAAATAAGTTTTATAACACAATCCCAAGCGAATCACAGCAAGGGATTACAGAAATGTAACCCCTTTTTTCTTATTATCAGCATATTATGTAATTATCAATGATTTATACGAACAAACGCGGTTCTATATTTGTTTCATTTTAGTTCACTATATTTCATTGTATTTCATGAAATGTGCAACAAATGTGATACCCTTGTGTGATACCAAATCTTTTAAATTATGAAGTACCCAACAGCAAGATTTGTGTTTGACCGGAAACACACAGCAAGCAAGACAACAAAAGGAACCGTTCAGATAGAAATATTATTTGAACGGAAAAGGAAATGGATTAGTACAGGCGTTAGGCTATATTCCGACCAATGGAGCGAAAAAAACAAAGTCAAGAATACAGTTCAATCCATAGACCTGAACGAAAGACTCGATGCACAGATACAGAATATAAACGAATTTATCAACTCACTTATAAAGAATAAGGAACCTTTCAACTTTGAAAAGCTAGAGCATTTCCTAAAGTATTCACAGCAGAAAGAGAGTTTTCTTGACTTTATAAAGCGCCGGGTAAGCGAAAGAACAGATTTAAGAAAGGGAACTTTAAACACCCATGCCACATTAATTAACTCTCTGGAAGAATTTGGTAGAATCGTTTATTTTTCCGACATAACAACGGCCAACATAATGTATTATGACGATTTCCTACATAAGAAATATAATAAACAGACCACCGTTCATGGCTATCATAAACGCTTGAAAAGATATATAAATGAAGCTATTAAATATGAGTTGTTAAAAGACAACCCATATAATAGACTCAAATTTGACCGTGGGAAAAGCGAAGGAATAAAATACCTTACCATGGACCAAATAAAGCAAATACAGAACTTAGAAATAACATCAGAAAGCATTAGTAAGGTTAGGGACTTATTTGTCTTCCAATGCTTCACCGGTCTGTCTTATGCAGATTTATCCAAATTCGATTTCTGCGGAGTAATCAAGAAAGGAAGCAATTTTTTTATTAGAGATATTAGAATAAAAACAGAAGAAGAATACTTTCTTATGCTCCTAAAGCCCGCAATGGAAATATTGAGAAAATACGACTTCAAGCTACCGATAATAAGCAATTACCAATATAATTTAAGGTTGAAAGTCGTTCAGGAAATTGCAAGAATAAAGCAAAGCCTTCATTCCCACATGGCAAGACACAGTTTTGCGGTAATGGCTCTGAATATGGGCGTATCAATCGAAAACCTTGCCAAAATGATGGGACATACAGATATAAAGACAACCCAGATATACGCGAAGGTACTAAACAAGTCCGTGCAGGAAGAATTTGAAAAGATGGACAGCAAGTTATAACCCAAACAACCCAGTGGGTTAAATTCAACCCAAAACAAGTGGAAAGACCCACTGGGTTATAAAATCATTCTCGCCCTTCAATAAATTCTTTTAATCTGTACAGTCTGTCGATTGACGGGTTATAAAACGGGTCGGGGAAATGCTGGTTTATATCGTGTATATTCGCCTGTACGTATTTCTTGACATCGAATATATTCTCCGACTCGCTCAACTCTATTTGAGCAGGTAATTGAGCCGTTAAAGCCCAATGAACAATAGCCTTTACACTATCTTCGTCGTACGCGTATTTACTTTCTTGTGCCATAAAATATTTATGTATATATAAAATCAGGTGCAAATCTATTTAAACCCGTTGAAATATCCCATTATTTTATCTGATAATTCACGCAGCCCGCAGCATATATACGTTTCAGTCATCGTTACACTGGAATGCCCTAACATCCGGCTGATAGAATACAAGTCCGCACCTCTTAAATATAAGTTGGTTGCGCAAGACTTCCGGGCGGAATGCGAGGAAATAAATTCCCACTTTTCACCGGTTATATATTCGCCCGCCTGGTACAGCTTGATACGCTTGCTTATCCCGCATCGCCGGCATATACTTCTTATTGTGTCGTTAAAGGTTACATCCGAAACCTTTCGTTCATTGATACCGTATTCCCGGTTTTCTTTCAATATCCGGAGCACAGCAGGAGCCGCTGGTATCTCCGCTTTAATCTTGGTTTTCCGTGAAACATATATCAGTCTTCCATCTACTATGTTGTCCTCTGTAAATTCTATATAATCCGAATGTCTGGCGCCTGTAAGGCAACCGAGCAAAAAGCAGTTTTTTACAGCGCGCTCCGTTTCATTAATAGGATTATACGCCAATAACGTTTTTATCTCGTCATCCGTTAGCCACGTACTTTGCGTAGCGTCCTTTTTTAAGGTCAATATAGCCTCAAAACCTTTTGGAAAAGAATACATATCGCTGTACAGGTTAAGAATTGATTTAAGCATAGCGCAATAGGTTTTAGCGCTATTGGTGGCTACCCTTTCATTAAGAGCCTGAACAAAGTTGTACAACCTCGGTTTTGTTATACTGTCGAATGTACATTCCACTTCGTTAACCTCTTCATACACCCGCAACACCTTTCCGTATTGCGGGTATTTCTTCAAAAACACTTCCTTTAAAGTCTCCATATTATTCACCTGATTTATTGTCTTTTGTTTTCCCTATCGCCATAGCGATGCCTATCAAAGCCGACGTAATAACCAGCGCCGGGCTGATGTTCCATAATATCACTACCAGAACAATTGCCCAAAGTATAAAACCTAAATACATATTATTTCCTCCTTTAAATTATTCGTTTATTAAATCCACCAACTATTTATACCTCCTACCTTAATTCTGCTTTAATCTTTAACAGCAACCAGCTTTCCGCCTTCCGTCATAACAAACCGTATTACCGATTCTCTTCCCAACAAATAAGAGTCCCCAAAGAGCGTATATCCTGCAAAACTATCGTATTTTAGAGAACCTTTACCGACGGTTTTAGATTGTCCGTCATGATACACTATATCACCTTGCTTTATTTGTGATATATGAACCTTTTCAGCGGCAAATAAATGCTTTTCCTTATTAATATGCAACGCCAACACTCCCATATCCTTAAAATTTATCTGATTCATCGTTTATAAATTCCTTGATTCTCTCTATATCGGTACCGCTGATAAACAACACGGCACCGAATAACAATAACATAACAAAGAACATACATTTATACGAACTGGTCTAACTCTTTTTCAAGCTCCGCCCGGTCGATTTCCGGGAACAGTTCTAAAACCAGATTCAAGGCCCCGCAATAGTCACACCCGTATTCCTCTGTATCCATCAACCGCAACACCATTGTACACGGAATACTTTTGATACTATCAAATTCCGGATTATATATTTTTGTATTAAGTAATTCGCGTTCATTTATAACAATATCGTTAGCCTTCATATTATATCCTCCTATATAATTATATAATACTTCTTAACCGTCCGTTTTCGCCTATATGCGTGTTAAGCATCTCCGCCCCTTTTGCGGCTTCTTCCTTAGTCGGATAGCATTCTATTATACAGTTGTCCAAATTATCTAATACGCCATAATATCCAGGTGTCAACGGCTTATCCTTTACGGTGTAACGCTTTCCTTTTACTTTCTTCTCGTAAAATTCCACACCCTCCGCAAGCGGGGTGTAATGTGATGAGGCGCTAAGCGTGCCCGATTCTATCTTGTCGTTAAACTCAATTATACCGGGTAAATCTTTTTTTAAGCTGCTTTTCACGCTCACACCGTCATAGGTTACGCGAAACTTACGTTCTCCATCCGTATATACATTGAAAACATCGCCCGGCTGTATATCTGCACGTACTTTCGCACTGGTCATGATTCCCGCGCCTTCAATATCATAATAGCGCACGCCGTTAAAGTTGTCCGTTTCGATTAAATGGATATTTTCAAATGGTCCCGTTTCCTCCGCAAGTTCCGGGATATATATTTCTTCAGGAAGCGCCGGCAACTCTGTAGGCGTTATCAGTTCTTTCACCTTGTCCGCTTGTTTCTTGCTGAATATCCAGCCGGCACGCTTTTCTCCGTTATAATTTAAAGAAGGGTTAAAGCGTCCGCCCAGTTCCTTTAAGTGCTCTTTTATAGCCTTCGTATCGCCAAACACAGCAACCGCCTTTTCTGAATAGTCCACGATTTCCAGACCTTCAACCGTCACGGCTTCCACTTCTTTGGCTTCCTCAACCTTTTCAGTCTTAACGCTGCTTTTCTTTGCTTTCGGTTCTACAACCTTATATTCATCACTCACTTTTATCTTTAAATAAAAATTAGTGTCGTAATAATCCTGCATACCGTCGCTATCATCGTAACGGAAAGAACTTGCGTAAGTCGTAACAGCGTCCAACACTTCGAACATTTCCGGCGTTAACTCATCTTCCCATCCCTTTACGGTGTTCATCGTGGACATATAGCCACGTTCTGCACTTCTTGAACCTTCAACAAAAGGAATGCAAGTGCCTTCTTTCAGCTCAACATACATTGAATCCGTGTACATACTCCATTCGGAACGTACAGAGAATTTAAAGTCCGGGAAATTCTTCTTTGCAAAAGCCCTGACCTTTGCGGCGATTTCCTTTGTACTTAAATTACTGTCATAGTTCGAACCAGCCCAACCGTTTGCGGTGTAGAAATTCATTGCTTTCATAATGCTATAGTTTAAATTGTTAATGATTCAACATTATAGCGCGTACACGTAAACCAATACAACACGATACCAGAAGCCTAACACAATAAGACTAAAAACGTATTTGTATCAAGTATATAAATAAATGGAAGAATATTTGCAGGTGAGAAATTAAAGAAGTACTTTTGCCTCCAGTCTGGGGGGGGGTACTTCTTTAAGTATTCCCAACCTACGAGGGTCTTAACATTGCCGTGTTAAGGCTCTCTTTTTTATTCCAGCACTTAATAACACGCCTGTAAGAACAAGAACCTTATATCTATCTCTTTCTTACATTACAAAGATACGAATTATTTAGTAAACAGCAAAGAATATTGCAAAATATTTTCATAAAATAATCATATTATAAAATATACAACAGATGTAACATAATACACTATATATCAAACACTTACAACATAAAACACAGCCATAAGAACATGTAAATATATAATACCATAGCAAACATAACAAACGCTTTAAATGCAATAGAAATAATCTATATTAACAATAAAACACATAGATAATATAAATATATGCAGGTTCTTGACGGAGTGTCTGACGTAATAGATTTAATCTATATTACAAGATGTATATATAGACAACGCGAATAAGCATAGGACGCTAACAAAGTACAATGATTAATAGATATTATCTATAACACATACATGAAACATTGATTTTATTTATTAATGGTATTGGGTGTCTTTGGCTGCGCCGTGATAGCCTTTACTTTATGTCCAGGACTGGCGAGCAACAACAATGTAAACAAACACAAACTTTATATTATATGTATAATGTAAATCACAAACCACTATTATACAACAAAATACATTGCAAACACCCTGCAAAGAGCCACCCCCGCCCCTTTATTTTTGTAAGGAAATCGGCGTAGTCACCTCGCCTAAAAATTTTTTATTTTCTCCATTTTCCACTGATTTGTAATGATATTTTACAACAAGTCAACCATTGTATTTTTACATTTTTGCACTATATGGATGATTATCGGGTAATTTTCTATGTTTTAACGCATATTAATTAGAAAATTTACTTGTTTTATAATCAGATAGTTGTATATTTGCATAATGAAGATAAAGAACATAGATATATGTATTTAGCCTTTACAGATAAAAGAAAAAAGGTTATTTTCATAAAATGCGCCTATAGGAGCATGCGTTATGTTCTTTTAAACACAAAATGAGCGACTTACAATGAATAGAAGGGAATTAAAGGATTATGTGCTCGGTCTGCTGTCGCAACATTGCGACGAATACGCCTCTACATTCAGGGATATATCTTTGGTTACAAGCAATCCGGAACGTACAGACAGATACGGCAGGCGTCTTGAAGGATTGTTCCGGGAGGGGTATGGTGTTGTAACGAAAGACATTGCCGATTACCGTGTTCCGCTGTATGTTTTTACAGGAAAGATATACGAGTACATGGACTACAATGTGCTCTATGATGCCGTAGACAGGTGGCTTGAGAAAATGGGTGTTGCCGCCCGTGACCGCACTAATAAGATTATGTATTCTTACATGAACCGGATAATCAATGTCATTAGAGACCATGAGCTGCAACCCGACCTTAGCATTATGTGCTTTACTAATTGCGTGGTTGACATGAATACTTTAAAGACTTACCCGCACTCTCCGAAGTTTGACTGCGTGAAGATGTATCCGTTTAAGTATGACCGCAAGGAGATTTTTAATTGTCCTACCTGGAGAAGCTTTCTTGGAGAAAGCTGGATACCTACGGAAGAGTTGGACGGCGTATTGCCGGAAAAGCACAAGCGCAGGATATTGCAGATGTTCCTCGGTGCTTGCCTTGTCAATAGGAAAAATATAAGCTTTGAGTATTTCCTTATATTGCAAGGTACTGGTGCGAACGGTAAAAGTGTTATTTACCGGGTTCTAAAGGATATGTTTGGAGAGGATGAAATACTAAACATAAAGATGAGCCAGTTTGCAAGAGGTGGGGATGAGCAGTTACGCGCCGCCTACTCTATGTCAAGGAAAAGGCTTATGTACTGCACGGAAAGCAACCGTGGTGATTTCAAGGACATGAGCATCATCAAGGCAATATCCAGTGGAGAGCCGATTGCCTGTCGGGGAATAGGTGGGAATATCACAATGATGCAGAGACCTCCTATTATGCTGTGTAATTCCAACTACCGCTGGCAGCCGAAAGATTTCCTGAACCGTGACGACCCTGACGACGAGAGTATGCAGCGCCGCGCCCTGGTGCTGAACTTTGACAAGACAATACCGGTGGAAAAGAGAGACACCATGCTTGCAGAAAGAATGAAAGCGGAACATGCCGGTATAATGGCTTGGATTGTGAAAGGGCTGTGCGAACTTAAAAAGAACAATTGGCGGATGCCTGAGAACTTGGGCGGGAAGATTGATTTGAAACTGGAGCGGATACGGTCGAGTGTTACGGGAAAGGATGGAAAACTCGTGGACGGGAGCATTTCGGAATATTTCAAATACAAAGAGTGCCAACCGGAAGAATTTGAAGGAAGCGGTTCCATAGAGCTGACATCCTCGGATATATACAAGAACTATGAACGGTTTTGTAAAAAGAACGGGGTCATCCCGGTTTCGCAAAGGAAGTTGGGCATTGACATGCTTTCACTCGGATACGTACGGGAAAAACGTGCAGATAAGGGATACAGCAATGTCTATACGCTGTGGTGTGGCAACGAGGATATTGTGAATAACTTCATGAGACACATTCCCAATATTGCGGAAGAGGCGAAGACCAATCTGTTTGAGGGTTGGGAGTACTCGGACGATGATTTTTTGAATGAAGATTGACAGATTTACTTAATTAAATATCAAAACTATGGATTTCGGAAAGACACAAATCGGGAACATGACTTTTGTCAAGTACAAGAAAGGCGGTTTGCCTTTTATCAAGGTATCAACCGTAAGCGGGGACTTCTCTGTTGAATATGGGGCAGGGAGCGTGATGTTCATGCTGCTCGACAATGCTCCAATAGAAGATAAGGTAGACAATCTGCCGATGCTTATAATACGCAATACGCAGTATGTGGCAAACTGCATTGACGCAGAGTTGCAGGTGGATGTGTTGAAGGCAGTCGGAAACGCCCTTGACCGTGCAAACGCCAAGCCTATTTCTGACGAAGAGGACGCCAAAATTATTGAGGAGGAAAGGAAGATGTATGAGATGAAGAAGGAAATGGAGGATAATCATGAATGAGCCAATACTAATAACTCTTAAAAATGGGGGAAAATTGAAAGCGATAGAGAATGCGTTATTTGACAAGAACGGATACAATGTTAGATATTTAGGAGAAAACGGAAAATATTACTATCCCTCCGATATAGCTTCAGTACTACCGTTAGATAAAGGTAAGCAGATAAATGAAAGAGACTTTTGCTATCAGATAAGAAAAGACAAAGAGGAGTTGGAAAGGAAAATAGAATCAATGCTTTTATCCTTCTCATATCAGTATGGCGGAATTCATATAGATGCTTCCATTAAGGAATATGAAACAGCCGATGCGGAGACAGAAAAAAAATCCCCAATGTTTGCAGTTTCTTTAGGAATAAGAATTTAGCTATGGAAAATGAGTTCGGGAAGAACATATTTTATCGCAAAATGCGGCAGTAAATACTTACACGAATTGATATAGCAGAAATACACTTCTTAAGCCGGGTATCACTTCCCGGCTTTCTTTTTAGCGGCAAGATACAAGGAGCAATTATTGCATGAAAGTGGCAGATAGAAATGCACAGTGGTGTCCTCTTCCTTTATTTCGTCCTTTTTGATTTGCGTAATGTCTGCTATCATTTTAGTAAGGTCTATCCATTCCTTGCATCCCTCTTTCCCGTCATATTTCTTACGGGCAGCGATAAGTTTACGAAGTTGGTTTTCTTTTGATAGCTCGGAAGCAATATCTTCCTCACTGATACCATCTACCGATATATCATCCTCTTTCTCGCTCTCTTTTTGCCTGCGTTTAATCTTTCTGCTTGCAGAGGTCAAATAGTCCATGAAGTCTTTGTCGTCGGACAAAAGGGTATTCATGTTCTTCTTGTTTATCTCCAGGTTATATACCGGATTGTAAAGACCGGAAATAAGATAGGCGTCCTTGTCTTTCCATCCTAACGCTAAAAGGTCGGCAAAAGCCTTCTCTTTTATACTGATTCCCGCTTTTCTGCATTCAGAACCCAATCCTTTACTGAATGTTATTTTTTCTTCCTTCCCTCTCAACATATTATTATGATTTTTAATTATACAAACACAAAATAGCAGCAGCATCTTATATGCCACTGGTTCTGATAGTCGGATATGGGATGATAGCCAACCATGCTGTCGCAATAAGAGCATGGGTAACTGCTCCCACGGTACGAATAAAAGCCCGTATATCCTTTATCCTTATGTTCAAGCCCCCAAAACAACATCCATGCAGAACCTACGGCGAAGCGGGTAAGGGTATTTAACGAGTTGTAAGCGGAATTAGACTTCCCTACTCCATAACTCACACCATCTGTTTTAATACGTGTGGCAGCAGCCCCGCCATTATAGACCGCCCGTTTAAAATAAGGATTGGTATAAGGTGAATTAAGATAAGACCTTACGCTATCCTTTATTTTATCTTTTCCGATTCCGGCTATCAGACCGGCTGCAATGGCAGCTTCCACTTCATACTGAAATCGGTTGCAATAAATGCTAATACGCTCTGATAATGTCTTTCCGTGGTCTTCCCTGTTTATAAAAGCGACAATGGCATCTCTTTCCTCCTTTCTGTCATATACAGAAAGAGTTTCCGTGTAATCGTAAATTAACTCACGCAACTTACGGAGTACTTCGCTTACGTCCCGCTTTAAGTTCTCATTTGCAGAGAACCGGAACATTGCAGGCTGAATATCATACTTGAATGATATATCTATAATCTCTTTTGCCGCTTGTACAAGAAGCTCCTCCAAATGACTTTGCATAGATATTTCAGCCTGCAAACGTAATTTTATGAAATCCTTGGCATCCTGTATCTGTTTTTTTGTAGGTTGCTTCATTGCTTGTCATCTCCTGCCGGATTATGTTCAACTCCATTATCTGTGGCGAATATTTGCTGGGATTTCAATTCATAAAGAATGTCAGCCTGCTGTTCTTCCTTCTTTTCTTTCATAATCCTATCCCAGTCGCGAGGATTGCTGTACATCTGAATTTGCTCATTTGCGGTCTGCCGGGACAAGAACCCGTTTTGAACAGCAACTGCAAGATTTTGTAGAAGTTCAGATTCATTCAGATGTATATACGGCTTTATCCAGGCATATACATTCAAATTTTGCAAGTCAATAAGATTTTCGGTTTCCACCCCATAGCCATAAGTGAATATCTTTACCATATCGTCAATGAGATGGTTATATTCTTGGGCATCCTTCATGGCATTTTCAAAAGCAGGAGAATAAAGCAGCTTTATGGCTACACCTGGAAGGTCTCCGCTTCTTACTTCCGGTGGAATTACCGCAAAAGACTGCTCATAAATTAACTTGTATAAAGTATCAAGCTGCTTGGTAAAGGCAGTGGAAACATCTTGCTTGTTAAGATAACCGGCTTCATCATCCGGTCCCATTGATATACACTTTATAGTGCCATCAATCCCTCCCTCTATATTAATACTATCTCCCTCTCCTTTGAAATACATAATCGGGAAGGCGTAAGCTGTATTGTTTTGTGACAATTGCGAGAAAGCAAGTTCGTATTGCTCTATGCTGTCTTGTGAAGGAGACCAACAAGCGCCGGCTTCATTTCTGTGATAAGCCACAGGGATAAATGTAAAGCCATGTTCCTGAGAAGATATGAGTTCGTATCCGCTTAATCCAAACAAGTTCTTTATCACTTGCTTTATTTTGTTGTACACCCCTTTCCCTTTTCTAAAGCGACGGAGATATTTCTCATCCCAAACTTCAAGCCAGTCTGTAACTGTATTTCCATTATTGTCAAAATCGGAATAGGAACGGGCAAACAATGTAAGCTCCCCTGTAACATTATCGAAATGGGGATATAACGTATCTCCTTTCTCAAAAGAAAGGACTTTCCAATAGAAAATTCCTTTTCGGAGATAACCTACAAATGCTGTGTCCCCCGTTATCTTTACGGATTTTGCCGCTTCATACCATGCTATCTCCATGTCCTTTACAGCCCATCCGGTTCGAAACTTAAAAAATGTATCCTTTACTTTTTCATTTTCGGTATCCCCTTCCAGCTCAAATTGAATGTCGTTTCCACAAAGATGAACCAGGTGTTTGATTGTTATAATCCTCTGAAACGCAAAAGCACATCTGATAACGGACTCTCTAAACCACTCTTTTGTTTCAGGGTCTTGTCTTAATCTGTCCGGATATACCAATGGGTCATTTATAGCATGTCCGGACGGCTCAAATTCCCTCAAAAAATCCATTTGAGTTATTATCTGATATGTCGGATTGTCTAAAGGCTCATTAACGGACAAGCTGCCAGATATAACCCCTACTGCTTGTTTGTATCCATTTGGCAATATTCTCCGAAACGGACGGCGTACCATAATCTGTCGTGTACTTATATTCTCCATAATCCTTTTGGTTTAGTGTGTTGTTTTCTTATATCAAAAATCTGTCTGTAAATCATAGCCTCTATAAAGTCGGGAGAATGGCCAACGTACTTTTTCATCACTTCCTTTTTAATTAAAGAGAAGCCTTTATCTGTGTCTGCATCCCGGATGGCTTTGCGTTCTTTCATCAGGATATTATAAAGTGTCATATCTGAATATCCGTTTCCTGAAAACTTACGCGACAACAAATCGGGGTTAATCGAAATTTCATCATTCTTAATCTTCTTAACGAGAATATCAGCGCATTGTGATTTCAGGGAAGAATAGATATATTTTATAGATTGTTCGTCAGCTTTTGTCGTTGGGATAGGAGCTGCCATATTATTAAACTTGACCGCGTCTGGGAATTTGCCCTTAAAATCCTGTCCAGGTCCATTCAAGTCAAAAACAAAGTCTTTCTCCAGGACTCCCCATTCACGCAACTTATATGCGACGCACTCTTCCGTCCGCTTGGAGTTATCCCGACTTACATATACGTCCTCTATATGGTTCCCAATCCAAAGCCACAAGACAAGATTATCTCCACCTTCATATGCAATATCACATGATACCTTTCGCTTATTATCTCCATATTGGGCGGAGTTGTTGAAGAACCGCTCCATGTGTTCGATTTTAAGAATATCGTCTCCAGTCGCTTTAAAATTCCAATTTCCTTCGAGGTCGCGAGCGCGGGATTCTTCATCCTGCTGGGCAAGATTAGCCGCATAATTTGAGTCAGCCTCAATCAATTTGATATTATCCTCCAAACGTGCCCGTATAAAGACGACTGACTTGACAAACATTGTTTTCTTATTAAATCCCAATTTTTTGTAAGCATCATTCCAAAGAGGGTCTATGATGGATTTACATTGTTCATATACCTCTTCTGGCGTGTCTCCCCAAAATATATTATTGGGAGAATCTCCATCCATAAAACAATATCTTTTCTTTCCATCGCGTTCTGGTATAGGATTCCCATCCTCTCCTATCCACCAATCTATAAAAACGCGCACCCAGCTATCCGGGTCCGGATTACAAGTACCCCAAAAACGGTTTTTAATACCATAAGCGTTACGGTTGCAAGTGATAAGGTATTTAAACTTGTCATAAGAACAATGGGTTATTTCGTCTATACCGATATAACAGAACTGTTTACCTTGAAAGCGCTTCTTGAAATCCTCAAAATTATCAGCAAAATAAGAAAACCACAGTTTTCCAGCGTTTTCTCCAAAATTCCAAGTCATATCCGATATAGAACGGTTATAAGTTCCAAATTGGGAGTAAATAAGATACGACGTGTTAATCATATCTCTAAGGTCATCTTTCTCGTTACGCAGAAGAACGGCATTAAAACGTGGATTTTTAATGTCTGGCAAGGATTCCATTAATAAAGTAAATGTTTTTGAACCGCCACGATTCCCTCCCATAATAACAATGTCGGCATCGGAAGCTAATGAGTTCTCCTGCCCGCCGGATTGAGCTATAACATTGAAATCATTTTTCAAATTACGCAACCTGTCTATGTATTCATAACTGAATACACACTCCCCCTTTTTCGTATATACAATCTTGTCGTGTTCCATAAAAAAAATAAGCCGGCGTATGCAGTATAAATCCGCACACTCCGGCTTGAATCACAGCTCTATGAGTTATATATAATGCAAATATACGATTTATTATAAATTTTCTAATATTTCTCATATAAAAATACATATAAAGCATTGTATTTTAGAAAATATACTATATATTTGCAATACTAAATCATGTGATATGATAAAGATAGACGCTAAGCTGGATGAAAAACAGACCAGCGAAAAAGGGAATTTTGTAACATGTCCGGTGTGCGGGCAAAAGTTGACCGATGTAAAAATAATACACGGTAGCGTATTGTTTAGGACTGTATGCCGAAGATGTCGTAATTTTATCAGCGTCAGAATAGAAGAATAGCAATTTTACATATGCAAGCCTAAGAGCTTATTAGTGCACAAAGCACTGATAGGCTCTTTTTTTTATAACACAAACTAAATAAACACGATGGAGAAAGAACAAATCTTATCCGAACTGACGACCAGATTAGGACAAACCAGTCTTTCGTCACAGACATTAATGAAGTACATAGAATTGAATCCGGTAGCAGAAGGGGTGGAGCCTGATGACGCTTATTATAGCAAGGCGACATCTTTTCTTCAAGGAATGCAAGGGCAGTACAATCACGATGTCGCAACACAAGTTGAGAGTTTTAAGAAAAACTACAAACCTCAACAGAGTTCTCCTGACTCAGGAGAAGGAGCAGGAGATAACGTCCTTGCCGACAAGCTAAAGGAAATGGAAAATGAGATTTTGCTTTTGAAGGAAGAGAGAGAGGTGGAGAAAAACGCCGCGTCAATCAATGACTTAAAAGTCCAGTCTATGGACTTGTTGAAATCTCAAATTGAAAACGGGGGCAAAAATATCTGTAACGATGAAATCCTGAATATCGCCATATCAGACGTGAAAATCACCAAAGATATGGAAGTGGAAGAAATTGTCAGTTGCGCCAAACGCAATTATGAAAAAAGATACAAGGCGATTTTCGGAAATGGCGCTTCCCCAAGTATCAACCAATATGCAGAAACCGGAGAAGAACAGGCAAAAAGCCGCCGTGAAGCATTCAAAGACCGGCTAAGAGCGCAAGGGAAACTTCCTCGAAAACAATAAACACATTAAAACAGACAAAGAATGAGACAATTAGGAACTTTCAACACTATCAGTCAATCCCGGTCGGGATTTGGCGGAAATTTTCCTGTTTGGTCAAGAGTAAGAGAATTATATCAGGGTGGTGGTATGATTGATGTCGCCGGAATGGGATTAAAGTCTGGTGATATTATACATGCCGGCACAATGGTAAAATTCAATGGAGCAGGCAAACAGGTAGAGGTAATTACAGCAGATGGAGTGACTGGTGTAAAGACAGTAGTGACGCTTACTATCACTAAAAAGGCATCCGGAAACGGGGATTTGTCTATTGTGTTAGGCGGGAAAAGCTATTCGGTTGCCGTAACAAGCGCATCAGAAAGTACCCCAGAACTGGTAGCTACCAAAATCGAAGGAGCAAAATCTTCTTTTGCAGAATGGGATGTAAAACGCAGTGGGGCTACTGTGACTTTCACGCAAAAAACCGCTGCCCAACTTTACGCGTACATGTTTATTCCAGGAAATACCGGAGTAACGGGAGATATTGAGGAAACTGTCAAAGGAGTTCCCGCCAGCGGAAAGCTAACCGATGTCAACGGCCTTGTATTTGAAGACGTATGTATCCCTGAAGGCTGTATCCTTGCAACATGCGCAGTTGTACGCGCAGGCAGAATTTACGCAGACAGGGTGTTCGGTGGTGGCATTCCCAAATCGGTAGAAGCACAGCTGCCTATGATTGAATTTGTGCGTGAATCTGACGAATAAAGAAAGGAGAATAATATGTACACAAGAAACAAAGAATTTTACGACATTGTAGGGAAAGGTCTTGCAGCATTGGGATATACTGGGAATAAACCGCTGGAAGCATGGATTAATGACATGTTTGCCGAAAAATACAATGCGGAACAAATGTTCTCCCAAATGGGTTTCCCGTTAAATCCTAATATTCCTCTGAATCCCACATATGAGCAGATAGAAGCAACAGTCCGTGCATACACGCTGGCTACCTATGTGGATATTGACAGTGATGGTGCAACCAAATCTACAGACGGAATGTCCCTGCAAATGGGTGGATTGCCAACCTTCAAGCATGAGATTGTACTGAGCCGCAAAATCCTAAGAGAAAAAATGATGCTGATGGATGCCATTGGCGGTATCACTCCGGAAATTGAGTCTACAATAATGGAGCTTCTGTTTAATGGAGTGGACAGCTTGCTTGGTGGTAACTACAATACATTTCTATACCAGCGAAATCAGGTTGTATCCAACAAAGGTAAGCTAATCATTGACGCAGCTAACAACCCGCTTGGTATTGCATTGACTATAGATTTCGGCGTGCCTAAAAAGAATATCAAGGATTCTATCTGGTATAAGAAGCCGAAAAGCGAAGCGGTGCAGGAAGAAGCTTTGGGTACTACAATAGACCCGATAAAAGTCATGAGGCAAGTCAGACGCGATTCCCAAGAAAAGGATTTTGCCCCTGCTGGTCACTGGGAATGCTCCAAGACGACCTTTGAGGATTTGATTAACCTTCCGTATTTCCGCCAAATGTACACAGTTGCGACACGCCCGGATATTTCCGATAAAGGCATGCAGTTGGCATTTGCTAATCTTGTCCCCGATGAAACAATCAAAGCTTTCATTGAAGCGCGTATCGGTGCTGAAATCAGAATTGTCGATTCAATATCCGTAGTGGAAAAATATGACAAATCTTCCAAAGCTATACAATACAAGAATTTGCAAAGCTTTGAAGAGGGGGTATTGGCGTATGTTCCAAATGAAGACCTGGGTGATGTACAATGCGGACGTCCCATTTTCATGGAAACACCGGGCGCCCGTACGGCATTGTATGACGGCGGCCGCACTCTGATACGTCAGGTATTCAATGATGAAACCATGACGCAGGTAATCAAATCAGAAGTGACCGGATTGGTTGTTCCTAATAAGGTTCGCTGGTTCTACTACTTGAACATTAAAGGTAAATAACCATGAAGGATTCTCAAAATACAAATACTGGCACTACCATAGAGGAATATCTCCGTGGTTGTGTCGGTTTTGAAGTTACGGACAGTGCTATTTCCACCATACTGATTGACAGGGGAATTGCATCGGGGACGGATGTCAGCACGTTGGAAAAACGCCAGAAAGACTTGTGCCGGGCAGACCTTTATATGTGGTGCGCAAGTACACCGAGCGTAACTGGAAGCGTAGAGGATGCCAACGGTGTATGGAAGCACAAGGAGGGTGGTACACAAAGCTCTGCCTATGACAAACGTAACCTTCGGCAAATGGCAAATGACATATACGCATTGTATGGAGAGAACGTCCGTAAATCATCTGTCAGAATTGTCAACTTGGGTATGAACATGAATAAAAGGTATCCGCTATGAAAGTAAATAATCCACGTTTTCCGCATACATGCAAAGTGTATCGCATTTCCGGAGAGACATCTTTTGACGAAGGAAACGAGACCGTATTGTATGTAGGGAAATGCAACAAGTATGGAAGGACTTCTCCAAGAACATCCACGAAAGACAACGTCATAAAAGTAGATTATGCCGTAGATATTCCCGGACTCGTGAAGGGGGTTGTTTCAGGTGATATTGTGGATTTTGCCGACTTTGGAGCACCTTTTGAAGGATGTATAATAACTGATTGCTATCCTACAACAATGGGGACAACGTTATATTTTAATCAGGCTAAGGGGTAAGGTATGGAAGATAATGCTAAAGTCTTGGAAGAAGGCAAAAAAAAGATGAGAAATATCATTGATAAATATTTGCTGGATAGAATAACAGAAATCGGAATCAGACTTCTGCAAGACGGAGTAGTATCAGCCAAGTACCATAATGTAACCGGAAATACTCTAACTTCATTAGCTGTTGGAATTTATTATAGAGGTGGATTGTCTCGTATAATTACCGCCGTTGTGACACAAGGATTAAAAAATCCCACCCGCCCCAAGCTTAGCAGAGGAGACGGTATTGGCGTGATAATGGTCCAAAGTTACGAAAGTGGTAAGTTTATTCCCATAAAAAAATACAACTTGGTTGACACCAACGGGGAGTACGGTTTAACCACTTCTGTAAATTTCCTCAAAGCATATAAAACTCCAAGTGACGGCATAGGATTAGTGATGTGTACAGGTACGGAATATTCTAACTACTTGGAGTCAAAGAAGGGGTTAAATGTATTGTCAGATACATTTGATTACGCGGAAAGCATTGCTAAAATGACCTTTAAACCAATGAAATGATATGGGGTACGAACAGGATTTTAAATACAAAGACGCGCTTAAATCATTGTTTGACGCAGCAAAGACAGTAAGTGAGAATGTGTTCACAAATGACCGTCCCGCTGCTGTGCCTAAGCAAATGGATAATTTCATTGTGGTGTCATTGCCCGGCTTGTTGTCTTCCATGACCTATGGCAGCGGATTTGGGAATATCCGTACCTATTGCACCATTGAAGTGTATGTCAGACAGAAAAAGGGAGGTGCGGAAGATTTGGAACAAATGGACACTATTGTAGGAGATTTTCTTTCCCTATTCCCCATCAGCGACAATTTCATAAGTGCCTCAAACCCCAAATTGACCTTGAAAGGAAATGACGGATTAGGGTTCAGCGCAACATTGATAAGGGCTGACCTTGTGATAAAGTAAACATAAAATAAAACGATTAAAACTATTTATTATGGCAATGAAAACAAAGCAGGAATTGAAAGATGTATTTAGCGGTCTTTCATCCATTATGTTAGTAAAGGGTGGCATTGCAAATTTTGCTACGGTAACTCCGGATTTTGATTTGCCCGTTACTGTAGATACCCTTTCCTTGTCCCAAGCAGAACCGACATTAAACCGTACAAAGGTACACGGTCTGCAAGCGGATTGGGCTGTTACCAGTACAGCAGGAGATATTACTTTCGCTGCTACCGTTCCAAGTGTAAGCAAGGAATTGGTAGAATATTTTCTTGGGAAAACCACTGAAATAGCGCAAGCGACTATCAACAACCAGCAATTCAAGGGATTCTCTACTGTGCTAAACAGCAAGAAACTGAACGTAGGATTTGCGCTTATAAGTGACGACGGAGAAAAATGTCTGCTTGTAAAAAGAATGGCCGTTTACGCACGCCCCTTGTTTGAGAATGCGTCCACTACCCCATTCGCTTTTGCGCTTAGCGGAACTATTGAACTTGAAGATGGCGCTTTGTCCGGCTCCTCTTCCGAAGATAATATCGCTTTCTTGACAAAAAAAGCCGACTGACCGTAGCTCCAGCGTCCCTGTCTTTTACCAGCGCGGCAGATAATACAGGGAAAACCATTACCGCAACAACCAAGGAAAGCTCTGTCTCTGCTTCATCAACGGAAACATGGTGCAAAACCTCGGTTAGTGGGAAAGTGGTGACGGTCAAAGTCGACGAGAATAGCGGAGCAAAAAGAACTGCTACAGTCAGCGTATTCACCGCCAATGAGTTCAGTGCGGTGGAAGTTACCCAGGACGGTTCTTTGATTTAAAAATATGGCGGTGTGCGTTATTGCCGCCGCCTTCTCCTTTTTCACACATCACAATAACACAGCATGAACGATAAAACAATAAACCAACCTACCACAGCAGAGCAGAAAACGCTTGACGACGTGCTGGAGAACAGCATAGATTATATTACGATAAGAGGAAAAAAGTTCGGTATAAAATGGCTGCACCGTGGAACAATACGAAAGTTAACCCATGTCTTACATTCCTGCAAAAGTGAGGATGAAGTTACTGCCAAATGTGCCTCTCTCATTATTCTGAATAATTGGTGGAAGATAAGACTTTTCCATTGGATATACTGGCGTATGCTATGGAAAAAATACACAGACACAGAGTTAACCGATATTGTTGTTATCGGTAAAAAAAAAGTGGAATTGCAGAAACTGGAATACTTGAATGCTACCATGTTCTTGACCGGAATGAGAGACACGATAATGACGATGACGAGAAAGGAAGCAGAACGTATCCTTCAAGAACTTCGGCAGGAGCAGCATTTGCAAACGGAGAAAAACACCCAGAGCTGACACGACCGTTAATTCTTCTTTGGGGAATGATTAATATCCCTAATTGGTATATGGACTGGGTATTGACCTGTGCTCAATACGAACTTCTGATGTGCGATGCTCCGATTGTAGTGTATGACAAAGCAGACACAGAACAAAAAACGCACACAGCGAAAGAAATGGAAGATTTAAAAAGGAAGTGGGAAGAAAAGAGAAAAGAGCGGGAAATGAAAGGGCAAAGACTTTCCCTCAATGATTTTATAGTAAACGGTATTAACGCTATCCCCCAAGATACAAAACAAGAATAAATATGGCAGACCTCGGAAATTTGAATTTTGGCGTTCACTTGAAAGATTATACAGAACAAGAGTACGAAGCTATCAAGAAAAAACTTGTGAATATGCACGTCACGACCAGTGCAAAGGTTGGATTAAAAGTAGATATAAAGGAGATTGAAGACAAGGTAGAAGCCTTGCTGAAAAACAAGACCTACAAGGTAAAGCTGGATGTAGATAGCGAAAGTATTAAAAAACTCAAGGAAGCTTTTAAAGGACATGGCGTTGATGCAAGCGAACTAAGAGCCATGAGGGGAGTTTCGCAGATAATCCGTGCAGATGCTTACGTTAACTCACAAAAAGCCCTTGAACAGCTTAGGATTGCCCGAATGCAGGCTGCAAAGGCTTCCGATACGCACAATGCGGCAATGAAGAGGACAAACACTACAATGTCTTCTCAATCAAGGATAGCCGGAGAACTGAAAAATCAAATCGCCAATGTGTATTCCATATACACTTTAGAGCGTTTTGTAAGGGGATTATATACCATTGGCGGAGAGTTTCAGAAACAACGCATTGCCCTTACCTCCATTCTTGGAGACAGTATGAAGGCGGAAACCATATTCAATCGCATTAAGGATTTGGCGGTTGTCTCTCCGTTTCAGTTCAAAGAACTGGCTTCATACACCAAACAATTGTCCGCATACAGCATTCCGTATGAAGAGCTTTACGATACGACCAAACGACTTGCCGACATTTCCGCAGGTGTGGGTGTCGATATGGGACGTATCATATTGGCGTACGGGCAGGTGCGCAGTGCAGCTTTTCTCCGTGGGCAGGAATTGAGGCAGTTTACCGAGGCTGGTATTCCGTTGGTGGACGAGTTGGCGAAACGGTTTACTAAGCTTACGGGAGTAGTGACATCTGCCGGAGATGTATTTGACAAAATCAGCCGGAAGGAAGTAAGCTTCGGGATGGTGAAGGATGTCCTCTGGGATTTGACCAACGAGGGAGGCAAGTTCTACAACATGCAGGAAGCCCTTGCGGAAAGCCTTGCTGGCAAATGGAGCAACTTGCAGGACGCTTGGGATGTTATGATGGCTGACATTGCGGAAGGCAATAGCGGTGTACTTTCAGATAGCTTAGAGCTGCTCACTGATTTAATGAAACATTGGAAAGATTTTGCTAAAGTAATCATTCCAATAATAGCCTCATTTGGTACTTATAAAACAATGGCTCTATTAGCATCTTCAGTAAACCTCAAACTAATAAAAACTTTCATATCATTAACTGCAAGTGTTAGAAGTCTAAAAGACGCTATCGCGCTACTTGGATTAGTGACAAAGGCTAACCCATTAGGTTTATTATTAGGGGCTTTATCTGGAATTGTAGCACTGTTTTATGCGTTCAGAGAAGAAGCAAAAACAACAACAGAGGTTATTACAGACTTAAATAAGACGATTGCCGATACGAACGATAAGATGCAAGGGAATAAAGCCGTCGACAGCCTTATTGACCGATACGAGACCCTTAGCAAAAAAGCCAATAAAAGTACAGAAGAAAGTCGAGAATTAGGGCGAATTACAAAAAATCTCGCCAATACATTCAAAGATGCAGTTACTCAAACGGATAAATACGGAGTAGCAATATCTCTTTCTGTTGATAAGATGCGAAAATTATCACAAGAACAGAAAGATTTATACAAGAAACAGTTTATCGGAACAATGGCAAACGCTCAAATACAAAAGCAAAGCATTGATTCCGAAAGGGAAAAACTTGCCAGTATTATCAGGGAAGGGGGATATAGAAGATTTGATGAGAACGGAAAAGAGTTGTCTTTCGCAAAATACAAGCCGGAAGACATCACTAAAGCAAGAAACAGACTATTGGAACTGGAGAAGCAAAGCTTGGACTTAGCCAACATTATAGACACAGCCAGACAATCTTATCATTCCATGAGCCAAATTAATATAAGTAAGCCTTTGGCTGATTGGGAAAAAGAAGCAAACAGACTTGCTGGCGACATGGATGCCTTAAAGCCCAAAGCAGGAGATTCTTACGAAAAATACATGGAGATGCTTTCCGGTAATATCAGTGATTTGGAGAAAAAAACAAAGGCGTTTGCATCTGGAAATAAATATTCAGAAAAACAACTGGCATCCTACAATAAGGAACTTGAAGTTACCAGGACAATATATAAGGCTTTAGGGGGATTAGAAAAATCTTCTGGAAACACAAAAGATCCTATCGCCGAGCAATGGAAAGAGCGTACCGACCTCATAGACAAAGCCATTTCCAGCTATGATAAATGGAGAAAGATAGAAGGGGACGAGGCGGCATCCCAAAGGGTGAAGGGCATTTCTGAATTTGCCCCTATCTTTGATAAGAACGGGGTCAATTTGGACTTAAAAGACCCAAGCAGGGCTTACAAATACATCCAAGGGCAGTTAGACCGGAGCAAAGAGAAGCAAGAAGATTTATACATTTCTCTTGGTGTCAAGATTGACAAGGCGGGAATTGACAGTGCGAAGAAAGAAGTTGATGATGCCTTAAAGGAGATAGAGAAGTACGTTTCCCAAACCGGAGAAAAGTGGGATTTATATAAGAAGCTATTCAATGCTTCCGGCAACAAATCTCTTTCCATGAACATCGCTTTCGGCGGAGAGGTCTCATTCAAAAGTGTAGTAGATGATTTGCGCAACCAACTTTCCAAAGCGCTTGAAAATACGGGAAGTAAATTCTCCGTTACAGATGTCCTTGCCATGAAAGAGGATGATGTAAAGAAACAGTTTGGGGAAGGAGTAATTCTGAAACTATACCAATCAATCAACGAGGAAAGTAAGAAAATGCGTTCAGAAAGCCTTGAAAACCTTTTAGGCATGATTGAGGATTATAAAGATTATGCCCAAAAGATAAAGGATATTGAGCGTAATCTTCAAAAGGACTTGGCAGATATTGAAAGCCAAAGAGGTCAATTAGGCGAAGAAGCGACCGACAGGCTTATAGCACAAAGGAAAAAGAAAGCGAGCGAAGATGCTGCATCAACCAAATTTGAACAATTCAAGAGTTCGGAAGACTGGGCTAAGACCTTTGACGACCTTGACAGACTTTCTTCTGCAACTCTTAGCAGGCTAATCAAGAACCTGGAAGAGTTTAAAAATACGACCGGGCAAAGTCTAAAAGTCAACGAGTTTAAAGAGCTTGTCAATGTATTAAAAAAGCTACGTGACGAAAGTGAAAGCAGAAACCCTTTCAAGACATTATCAGACGGAATAAAAGAGTATGCGGAAGCCACTGAAAAACTGAAAAAGGCTCAAAAAGAACTTGGGTTTATCCAGGATGGCGGTGAAGTTACTACTGGTGTTTCTGAAACGAGCCATACGGGAACCAAGAAAACGGATGGCGGCTTATCTTATCAGGCTAAAGTCGTCGATAAATTAACTCCAAAATTAAAAACATTAGCCGATGCGGAAAAGGAAGTCACTGATGCACAAGATAAACAAAATGAAGCTTCCGATAAAGTTCAAGTAGGCTTTGGAGATATTGTCGACATGGCTAATCTTCTTATCGGCACTTTGGGAGATTTAGGGTCAGCATTTGATGCCTTAGGGAATGACAATATAGGAGACACTCTAAGCACTGTACAAGAAGTTGCGGGTGGATTATTGAATACAGCTCAAAGCGGAGCTACCCTTTTCGCTGGTATATCTTCCGGCAATCCGATGGCTATCATGCAAGGGGCTACGGGTATAGTCAGCGGTATTACCGGAATAATAGGAAGCATAGCCAAAGCCCATGACAAAAAACTGGATAAAGCAATCCAACGTTCGCAACTGGAAGTGAAAAAGCTTTCCAACGACTATAAGAACCTTCAATCTGTCATAGAACGGCAATTGGGTGCTGTTACCCAAAGCCAATCCAAAGAGATGATTGCAAATCTTCAAAAGCAACAAGAAGAGGTGCAAAAGCAAATGAAGGCGGAACAAGATAAGAAAGATTCGGATGCTTCTAAAATAGAGGACTACAAGCAGCAGTATATCGAGTTAGGCGAGCAAATCAAGTATTTCTATGAAGATTTGGCAAGCGAACAATTTGGTATAGACTTAAAGGGATGGTCAGACCAAATATCAGAAGCATTAGTCAATGCGTTCGCCAACGGAGAGGATGCAGCAAAGGCTTTTGATGATACGGTGGCTGATATAATGCGCAATGTCATAAAAAATATGATTTCCTTGAATGTTATACAGCCTGCCATGAATAACCTAAAGGATTATCTATTTGGAGATAAAGGCATATTTACGGACAGTTCCGCCGGGGGTACAAATCTGACGGAACAAGAGGCTACCGGACTAATGCAGCAACTTGGAAGCCTTCGAGGGACAATATCAGACTCAAAGAAAATATGGGATTATCTAAATGCTGCTGCAAAAAAAATGGGAATAAGCCTTGAAGAGACAAGCGCTTCAAACACTCTTTCCAAAGGGATACAAGAAAACATTACAGAAGAAACCGCCAATATTTTAGCTTCTTACATAAACGGTATTCGTGCAGATGTAAGTGTAAAACGCGCTTTGCTTGAAAAGTGGGGAAACGAGATTCTTCCGAAATATAATGTTATAGCCGAACAACAACTTACTCAATTAAGGGCGATAGCCAATAATACGTTAAGAAGTGCCCAAAATACCGAAGCAAACGTTGCTTTAGTACAAGAAGTTAGAGATATGCTAAGTATAGTAATAGACAGAAGTGGTAGAAAAATCAAAATATAATATGTTATGAACGAAAAGGATTTAAGCAAAACATTACTGAACCAAGCTATTACGTTTGGTTTATGCCAACCGTGGCAACACGCATGGGGGAATCCTACCCAACAAGGATTAATTGACAAGTATCTGCATGGGATTGATTTTGCCATTAAGCACAATTACCCTACCAACACTTTCATAAAAGAACACTTCGACAAAGACCTTCTCCACAAGAATAATATTTTTGTGGATGAAGATGTACAGAAACGCAACATGTCACAAATTTCTGTTTTGAACGGAAATTGTAAAGGTACTCTCCTATTTGATGGCTTTTCCGTATGTGATATTTACGTGCGCCATGACAGCGAAGTAACCATTGACTGTTCACAGTATTGCAAGATATTCATTAACGTGTACGACCGGGCAAAAGTAAATGTTATCCAAAAGGATATAGCATCGGTATATGTTTACATTCATGGAGAAGATTGTATTGTGGAAACCGATGGGGATGTCATGCAAAGAAAAAGCCAGGCTTAATGTCTGGCTTTATTGTTTTACCTAAATAATAGTCAATTTATAAGCTTGCAAGCCACTTCTTGCCCGATTTGGTGTGAGACCAAACAACTAATGTAACACTCACAATAGCCGTTATTAAAAATATTGCCGTTAGCGTATCCATATTATATTCATTTTAAAATCCTATTAGCAAAGTTAGCAAACATATATGTAGATATAGTTCCTAATGTAATAGTACTCCAGTTTATTCCGTTTGTCACATTGGTAAACAAAGGAGTTATACCTCCTAAAACAAGTGCCGCAAATATTAGTTTAGATAAATCAAAGAAATATCCTGCAAGTTTTTCACGTCTTACCTTATCCTTTTCCTTGCCCTCTTTCTTTACTTCTTGTCTTTCGCTCCAATTACCCATTTGTATTATATTAATGCACAAATATAGAAAGAACGAACGAAAGAACAAACAAATAAACAAATAAATATCCGATAAATCAGCTTTTTAACAAATCCGATTAATTATAATTCATATGCCACAAAACAAGAAAAGCGGAGAAACTCCGCTTGACTTGATGATTGCTTTAAAATTGGCTTATCGTTTTTCAGCCTTAATATCCATGCTCTCCCCATCCATTGACATGGTAAGTTCGGCGTCATCACCCGATAAGGATTTCACTGTATATCTAATATATTCTTTGCCGCCCAAATAGATTCGGGGCTTTGTAAATTGATAAAACTTCTTTTTAGAACAATACAATATTAAAGGTCATCTTTTCCTATATACATTATAGATGTAGTTCGTAGCCCTACAGTAACCATTGCTAAATATTCCGCATCCTCATACTTTAAAGCATCCATATATAACATTTGACCCCCTTGCTCTGAGAAGAAAACATACCGGTCTGCAAGGTGTTTTCCCAACTCTGAAGCAAATGAAGATTTCAATGTTACAGCTCCTAAATATGCTTTATTATTATCATAAGCTATTTGAATTTTATCCTCTATTCCCAATCCTTTATAAACTGATGTCCCTTGTTGATTTGTAGACAATGGTTTGCCAAAAACTTTTTCTATATTTTCCCTACTCATGCCAAGAAAATCCTTTAAATCTAAATATAAAGTATGCAAAGGTTCTACTGTTACAGATAGTTTAAAAGATGTACCATTAGAATTTGCCATTGTTTCAAATTCTCCAACATGTTCTCCTTTAATTTTATTTCCATCTAATAAAGAGAAAATAAAATCATTAGAATTTTGGAGTTGTACATTTGGACAATCTAAAGTATATATCTCCCCCGTTTTAATAACAACAGATTGGTCCTGTGACTTTTCATCATCATCCGAACACGCACTAAAAACAAGCATTGGCAGCATTGCCAGTAAAAATAAAATCTTTTTCATTTTCTTATCAAATTAATTATTATCTTTAGGGACATTGAATATATTAAAATGAATAACCTACCGCTATTGACAATTGCGAATAATCAGCGTTTTCGATAAGCGCCCAATCCCTCTTTTGATATTTATACCCAAGTTCTACAAAAATATTTCCACTCATAACCGGAAAATCAACACCAAACGCAGGCTTAATCATAAAGCCTAAATCATTTTTATCTGCATAGTCTGAGCAAGGGATAAAAAATGTGTATCCTAAATCAAGAGACATATATGGAGATATACCTTCCCGGATAAAGTTAAACTTTCCATTCACAAATAATGGAACGTATAATGCGGTCTCTTTATAATCCTTATAATACTTATCCATAGTCGAGTTTAATCCAGCTTTCTCATACAAATGTTTACACCAAGATACACCCGTACCTACTCCCAACCTAAAGCTTTCATTAAACCTATATCCAGCAAGAAATTCTGCACCAAAAGACTGGTTTTTGTCATCATCAATACCTAAATCATATACAACCTTGATTTGCGGTTCAAACTTACTTTGTGCAAAGCACATAGCAGTTGTTAAAACGGCAACTAATATAAATAAAATCTTTTTCATTGTTATATATTATTTTTGTTCCATCTCAATTTCAATATATGTGTTATCCCATTTACATGCTTTTTGGGTTCCTAAATCAATTCCCCATGCAATCACATTCAAAAGATTTATACAAGAAATAGGATTAAATCTTGCTTCCAGTAAAAACGGCGTTGATTTATAACCCTCTTTTTTAGCAATTAATTCTTTCGAGGATAACTTTTTTCTTATTCGCGCGGTTGCTTCACCGCTTTCGTCAATTGTTGCAATTTTTCTGCCATTATCATAAATTTTAGTGCCCTCCATCCCTGAAAACGTAATTGTTTGCTTTGCAGGTGTAAAAATTGAAGCACAAGAACTCATAGAAAAAACAACAATTAGACTCAATAAAACTTTTTTCATAATAGCATTGAATATGTTAATTAATGTGCGGCAAAGTTAACAACTTTGTATTGGAGAGCAATATATTATATACAGTTTTTTCACCTTTTTTGTTATATGTTATAAAGCATATTTGGATATTACTACGCTCCCCTTTTGGATATATGGTTTATTTTCTATATATTCGCATAATAACTTAGAAAATAAACGAAATTAATTAATTTTCTAATAAGAGGTTTGCTATTTCAAAGATAAGGGCTATCTTTGCGGTGCTTGATACAACATAATAACTCTTGGGCAAAATAAAGCGAACAAATTTTGTACAAGATATTGGGAAACCCTCTAAGGTGGCAGAAAGGAAACAATCTGCGACTTCTATGCCCTGCGTATGTTGTGTCAAGCACACCTACGGAGGGTTTCTTTTTATCATAATTCGTTATAATATGCTTGACACAACGAATGAGTTAATTCCAAATCAGAAAGGTATGACCTCTCTTCAAATAGCAGAGGTCACGGGTAAAAGGCATGATGCTATCTTACGAGACATCAGGAACTTACTCAAACAAGGAGTAGCTGCCCACAATTTTGTGGAGACCTCTTACACTGACAAGTCTAATAGGCAAAGTCCTTGTTTTAATCTCACCCCTAAAGGCTGTCTTATTCTTGCATCAGGTTATGATGCGGTTCTGCGTGAAAGAATAATCAACCGTTTAGAATACCTCGAAAATGAGAAAAAAGTTATCAAGACTCCACAAACTTATCTTGAGGCATTGGAAGCGTTAGTAGCTTCTGAAAAGGAAAAGGAACAACTCCGTATTGAAACAGAGCAGCAACAAAAGCAAATCGAGCAGAAAGATGCAAAGATTACCAAACTCCAGCCTAAAGCCGACTTCGCCGAAGCTGCCTTCAAAGCAGAGGGCAAAGTAGACATAGGTCAAGCCGCAAAGATACTCAATCTCGGTTTTGGGAGAAACACCCTTTTCGGAAAGCTAAGGGATGCGGGTATATTCTTCAAAGACCGAAACGAGCCGAAACAAAAATATATTGACGCAGGCTACTTTGAAATGACGCTGTTGCCGCCAATACGCAGAGACAACCACCCAGACATATTATGCCAAAAGGTGTTTTGCAAACCAAAAGGTCTTGCCTACATCAACCATCTATTTGGCGGAAAGCCTTCTGACAGAAAGATTTCGCCTATAAAATAGTATAGCACAACAACACATATTTGCGTAGTATTTAGTAAATTTGCAGAAAACGAGTAGGTTATGGAACGGATAAGGTTGTCAAAGGAAGAGAAACAAGCATTTCGGATTGTTGCAGAGTTTGGCGGAGAATGCCCGGCAACATACCCGAAGCATGTATTTACTGCTTCCATCCGTTCCATTGAGAGGAAAGGATTGGTGAAAGCCAATTATGTGGTTGGCGGTTATGTATGGAGTGTCAAACTCACCGAAGAGGGCAAGCACTATCTTGCCGTTAACCCCAACTTACACAATCCTATCAATTGGAATTTAATACTTGCCATTGTAGGCGTCCTTATATCTATCATAGCCTTATTCGTTAGCTGCATGAAAAAATACTAATCACGCTATTTTAATCATCCGGCAGTCGGTTCCAATGCCCGACAGCCACAACTATATCCAAAACGAAAATGGAAGAATTAAGAAATACTGGATGAAGTAATACTCGATATACAGCAGGAGAAGCTGGAAATAATGGCGCTTCTTGCCCCTATGTCTATATCAAAATACAACCCAAGCGCCTCTAAGTCAGATTTCGACCTTAGAAGCCTTAATAAGGAAATATTGCCACATGTTAGCATAGATGCACGTTGAGGTTCGACCAACGTTCACGTTATGATACCCCGTCAGTAATACGGCTGGCGGGCAGATGGCAGGAATAACGACTAAAACAAATATTCATCATGGAAGA